ATGTTCGCGCTGGTACTTTTTGTATGTTACCTGGATGGAGGATGCGAGGATATTGTCGTGGACATCTACGATACCGAGCAGCAGTGTCTTTATTCGATGGACGATCAACGGATTCGCCATGGCGGCTGTTTTCCGGTAGAGGATTTTATCGACGGCTTCTGGCGACCTGCGCAGCAATATAGCGATTTTTAACCCTGGTCGCTGATACCGCTATTGTATCCGCGCTAACGTCAATTGCCCGCCAAATACCGCGCCCGTATCAATATAGTGTACGTTGGCGAAATCCATGCACCGACGCAACGGCGTATGGCCAAACCAAAAATGATCGGCACCGCTAATCCCGCCGCGCTTATTTATGAGTCGTTCGCGGCTCCAGAGAACCTGATGTAAATCGACCTTTTTTTGCCATTGATAGGTTGACGCGGGGTAATCAGCATGAGCGATCACATGCGTGCTATAGCGGCAGCGAACTTCCAGTATCCAGGGCAGCCGCTGACAAAGAATAAAAAGCGCTTCAGCTTGCGCAGCGTGTTCAGCCGTCAGGCGGGTAAACCAGTCGCCACCATTCATCAACCACAGCGTCGACTGCGATGAGGCCCGCGCATCCAGCGCCATTTGTTCATGATTGCCGCGAACCGCCGTCATCCAGGACTCACGCAGTAAAGCCAGGCAACCCAGGCTGTCCGGGCCTCTATCAATGAGATCGCCCACAGAAACTAACAGGTCTTGTTGCGGATCAAATCGACACTCACGTAACCTTTTCATTAACATTGAAAAACAGCCGTGAATATCGCCGACCACCCAGACATGCCGCCAATTCTTTGCCTCTATTCGCTGATAAATCTCTTCAGGCCGCATCATGTTTTTCCTGTCGTTCATTACCCAGGACAGATATAAAAAGATAGCGTATGCAGATTTTTTTTGCTTAGTAAACGTGCTCTGTTGTAAATAGCGAATTTCATCAGTAGTGAGTAAATGCTTTGTTATCACCGCAATAAAATATAACTGGCTGCGCCAGGGGAGTATTATCCCCTGGCGCAGCCAGCTACTCACTATCGCCTGTTCACGTTCAATATTCTTCCTCCTTAAAAGCATGCCAAAAACATAAACCACATATCGACACCACAGGCTTCAGCACACTCTTTAGCTGAGTGAGACGCAAGGCAAACCAGCGCCAATGCAGGTGTCGTTACCGTGGCGACCATCACCCCCACAAACAGGAGCAGCATAATTTTTTTTAAAGGCGGCATAACCTCTCCTGACAGTTAACAGACCATTAATCCTTATCGAGACATCATCCGTGCGCGGGTATCATAGACTTAACAACACGCAGCGTTACAAAAAAAGCTGTCTGGTTATGCCGGTATTTAGAGTAATAACAATTATTTTAAGTTTTAAGGGTATCCATTTGATTTTTATATTAAAATAAAGATGACGACGTTTTGTTAAAAGCGTCGCCATAAAAATGAATATATACTTTCAGAAAATCTGCTATTAATTCATATGGTTAATAGCGGTATTGTGTTTGCTATCTTCAGGAGGCATTCTGAAGATGCTTATTCGCAATATTTTCTATAGTTAACTGAAATTGTTGTGGCGTCGGCATCGTCCCCTTATTAAACAGCGGCGTAACCTCTTTCATAACGATTTTCTCAGCATACGCTTTAAAAGACACCTGCTGATTATGATTTATAAACATATGCGGATATTTAATGCTCGCTGCAGCAATGAGGGGGACGACAAAAGGATTCGCCCCTGCCCCACCTGGAGTAAATACGCCGTTTTTTATCTCCCCAGGTAGCCCCGCATTCTGCGCAGCCTCTCCTATCTCTTTCAGAAAGGGGGTAATACTGACCCCTTTACTGATGAGTAATTTACAACAGTGATCTTTATTATTACTGTACACGGCTGATAACATGGCTTCGCATGTCTGACGAGCATAGGCCGGATCTTTACTCGCATTACCTTTGATATCCAGGCTATTGAGCTTTTGCAGCATAAAATCTTTAACAGTTTTACTGGTTAATACTGCCCTACCCTCAGAGGCGCTCCCACGATGAAAATGGCTAGTCGGTATGTCTGTTTGCAGATGCAGGCTCAAGCGATCTGACAGACTCGTCGACAGGCTGATAAAGCTATTTCTAACGGCAGTAATACTTTTCGCAAAAATGTCCTTCTCCGTTGTTTTTTCTTTTACTGGTTCAACGTCACTTCTATGGATTCTGTAGTGCTGGGTGGATAGGGTTATATTAGTCACGGTAGTTCTCCTTTTAGATAACTATGCATAGCTACACTTTATTTATATTTCTTGCTTTCAAAAAATAGCCACCTTCTCCACAACCATTCTTACTCATTGATCTGTATAAATTTTATTTTCCTGATGAATTTTGTTCTTCTGTCACTTAGCCTGTTTTTTTTTCGGCGCAAGGTGATCGACTTTTATCGAGGAACATTTTTATCGGGACAATCCTGAACAGGCAAAACATCACTTCAATTCAGCTGCTACATCACAAAAAACATTCATGAATATTATTATTTATGCTGATGTTGTTACGATTTTGCCCCCATTCAAACACTGACTGTCAGTTATCCTGCCTGCAGGTTAGCCGCTTTTTCAAAACCTATAAAGTCGCCACGCCAAACCTCTCCGCCACTGTAATCCTTATCTAAACATCAATTAATTAACTGATTTTTATATATTATGACTTTTCATGGCGTTCAGAAAAACTACAAATAAAATGGATTGACTCATCTATTAGTGATCAAAAAAACGCGCCACGAGAAATAATCAGTAACAATTGCAACACTATTCCAATCATAACGTAAACTATATGATACCAGGCGATTATTATTGCTTTTAGGTGACATCTTTGTATGGCTGCTTTTAAGCAACAATACTATAACACAACATATAACATTATAACTTACAATAGGTTAACAAATGGAATTACAGCTTATGCTTAACCACTTTTTCGAGCGCGTCAGAAAGGATGCAAATTTCAACGCATTTCTAATCGATCTGGAATATAATAATATCGCTTATTACATCTATTTTGTTGCTACCGGCAATGTGAAAATTATCACTCATGCAGGCCACTTCATTTCTATTAAAAGCAATAGAAAGCTGATTAAAGTCAATTCAACACCAAATACGCAATTAATAAAATTGACTTCAGCTAAACACTTTTCGGGCGAGCATTCCTATGAAAAATACTGTACCGATCTGGCAACAGCAGGCGTTTTTAAATGGATTGTGGAATTAAACCAAAAAACTCGACAATACTGGTCGAAAGACAACCAATTATTATATATAGAAAATGTGGTCATGCCGCTTTAACAAGCCAGGGTAATAATAGCGTCAGTCGTGACATCCGGCGTGTTACGACTGCGGTTTATCCATTTGAGACCATGATGAGAGTCTGACTACGAGAGTTATCCTGTGCAGTCCGACCGACGCAGCAACGTTTGACACGATGCTCGACAACAGCATCTCCTGATGCAGGAGAAATGATATTCAAAGCGATATCGACTAAAAGCTCAAAATATTTGCCTGCTATTTATATTCCATCTAATTAATACCCTCCAGAAAGTGTGACATAATTGCAGAATCTGTCAGGATTCCGGGAGCATACCGGAGCGTAATCGAAAAAACATCTGGAGATGTATGAGCAAGGATGAAATCAGTTATCAAATTCTTTACCGGTACTCTCTGGAAAAGCTGTACAGTACTCTTACCAGAAGAGTAGATAACGTGCTGTCATTCGCCCTCGTTTTTCTCGGGGTCGGCGTCACCATAAACGTCGGGAGTCCCTTTATTCTGGGGCCAGGCATTGTGGGTATCGCCATACTAAAAAGAGTACTCCGCTTCGGCACGCGATCAGCACAGGCCGACCGGCAGTCCCGCGCCTGGCTGAAACTTTTTAATACTCAGCACCGCTTTCCTTCAGATAAAACACTGTTCCTTGCCTTCACATCGCTTGAGCAAGACGCGAGCGAAGTATGGTCCATGCTTATTGGTCCTGCCATCGTCATGACTGAGACCGCCCTCGGAAAAACGCCCATTGAGCCATTGACGACGGGTGAAAAACTCTGCGCATTTTTGAGTGGCGCGACGAAATCCCAGCCAGCAGATCGCAATTGAACTGTCTTCTAAACGCCTGCGCCATACCACAGAGATTTAGTATAAAATTAATTACGTTTATGTGGAGTACTAACGCTGTCAGCAGGTTTCTCTGAGTGAAAGATTCATATTATACGCACAGCCCAGTTTACAGTTTATATAACAGCGCAATATGTTTTTGTATCCGCACCATGCCGCCTACAAGCGGCTGTCTGAGTACCTCTAGCCGTGCCAGGGGCGAAGGGCAATTAGTTAAACGCCATCCAGCCCTCCCCTTAGCAATTATTTTTTTATCATTTCATGGTAGAGAGAATGTATTTCTCCAAGCGAATGAAATACCGGTAAATGTAAGTACGCTCTTTTACCTTGCCCATGATACCACAGTCCCAGCACACACTTTCCAGCACTCATCAATTTCAGTGACACGCTATCATCTCCACCAAGAATAATCGCCATAAATACTTGCTCGCGCCATAAAAAATGCTTTATTGTGATAACCTACAAGTCGAGTATTTCAGCAGCATAACGCTGTTTGGCTAAAAAGATATAAATCCTTTCGGCAATTGAAGAGACCGTGATATGAAATTCTCTCAACTGCTGCAATAACAATTTTCGTCTAACCGGAGACAAAGGAATACTTCCAGAGTCGGCATATGTTGTATCTTTAACATTTCAGTGCTCAACACGACTGATAGCCAGACTACTCCAGTAGACAGTGTTAGCTGTAGTAGTTTCATACTATGTTCAGTGCTGCGAAGTACATGGCGACTATCGTGATGACCATCACAATTAAAGAAATATGCCGCTTCACCGATGAATCTTTATTGCATTTGAGCCTGGACAGTTTAAAACATTAGAATTAATAACCTTACATTTGATTTTGTAGCAGTATTTAATCCTGTTTTCGTTTCGGTCTGAACACAGACTTGAAATTATCATTCATGATATTGAGCTCTCCCGCAAAATAAAAGACACATTTCATCAATAATATTATAAAATATTTCACAATCATGGTAAACACTTACAAACAAGACATTCGACATGTTAGTTTTTTAAAAGTGCTTCTTTCATGATTACTCTTAAATCACAATCATAAACGTTTATCGTATCGATCTATTTTTTGTTATTTTGATTCAAATTGACTATTATTATCAATGAATTATATTAAATATCGGCGTCCTGGGAGGGGGCCAGACACTTTGGTGGTGTGGCTTTTATTATTGATACCCGCTTTACATGAACGTCTCTCATTAATATTTTCAGACCTATCTTCAGCCTGTGATCAATAATTCTCATTCGCTCAAATGACATTATCTATGCGTAATAAAATAATGCTTACCCTAGCGACTGTCGGTATGATATATGGCGCGTCGACTTTTACTGCTGGCGCTATTGCCACCACTGACGCTGGCGGGAGGGCGATGACCTCAGTGTCTCAGCCATTGATGCGTCGGACAGCATTGTGCCGGACAGCGAGAGCATCAAAGTAGACCAGGGTCTCAGCAGCAGGCAAGTCCTCGAGTTCGGTTTCAGTTATTATCAATCTTACCGGGTATTTATTTGAGGGCCTCGGAAGTACTTCAGGCGCGGGTGCCGCCACTATTCAACAGTGGCCATGACATTCCCGAGTGTTCTGCCCCCACTGGACGGTCATTTGGCTAAAGGAGAAATAGCAAATACTGCAAGCAATTCTGTTACTAATGTGGCTATTCAGCTTCTGACAGGTGATGGCGTTAATCCTGTGGACCTGAGCAAGGCACCTACAGCAGGTGATATTACGCTGGATATCTATTCGGCGACTAATAAGCTGAATTTCTTTGCACGTATGATAACCGCTGGAGGATCAATCTCCCAAGGCACTGTCGGCACCACAGTCATCTATAATCAGAAACACTTCTGATACGGCCCACAAGCCGATATTTATTTCAGATATTAATAAACAGTTTCGCTGTCCATTTATCTGGTATGTCCGGACGCCAGAATTGTTTATTTCTTCAGTGATGCGCTGTTATTTCACGGAACGGTTTAAATCAGCAGCGGCGGATTTTCATTTATACAGGCAACACGGATAGCGGCTTATACCATGAAACTGAATTGGCCTACACTGCTAATTACTCTGAATATACTGACGTTGCCAGTAGAGACGACGGAGTTCAGCGCCGATTCTCTTAAAAGCAGTGACCACCTCAGTGTGGATTTATCCGCCTTCAGCCGGGATGGTTATATTGCGCCAGGGGTTTACCTGCTTGATATTTACGTGAATGACAGACTCATTTACAATCAATAAAAAGTCAGTGTGGTGGAGATTAGCGACGAGCACTCACGGTTCTGCATCATCTCTGCACTGGCAGACATGCTCGGGTTAAAAGAGGAGAACCGCCGACTACTCGGGCCCGTCCGGCAGTGTCTGAAACTGAACACTACGCATGGTAAAGTAACATACAGCCCGGATAACCAATCTCTGTTAGTCACTCTGCCCCAAGTCTGGATAGAATACCAGAATCTGGCTTGAGTACCCCGGCCCGCTGAAGTGATGGTGTCACAGCCGCCCTGCTGAGCTATAACCTGATGACGAACCTGTGGTCTACATTCCACTGGTATTGGCATCTGAAGCTGCACGCGAAAGATCTGGCTGGAAAATGGCATAGCCATTCATAGTCTCAGCCAAGCATGTACTGCAATTGACCCTGCAGATCTCGTCAATTTTGAATCTCTGGCTGTCGCTTGCATATGCTGGGTTCTCCTTAGCCCCCTCGTTCCTAAGTTTGTAATGCAGAGACGGTTTTTATGTTTGTAAATTTTCTGGCGCGATGGTTTTGCTCACAAGTGGTAAGTTGTTTTTCTTTTCCAGTGTAATATGTTAAATTTCTCGCACTGATTAATTCACTTTTTGTACGACATGCACAATCTAACGCCAGAATTATTGCAAACTCCATCTGTAAGAAGCAACAGAGACAGAAGTCTTGATATAGCCAAGGGAATTATGATGCTGTCTGTTGTTGCTGGACACATTGCAAATTTCCCATTTGGGGAGGTATACTATTACTATCAAGTTGCCGGATTTTTTCTGCTATCGGGTTATTTCTTTCATTACGACAAGTATGCTGACAGATTTAGTAAATTTTTAAAAAGCAGATCAAAGCTTATTTGTCAGTACCTTATTTATTCTGCGATAATCATATCGGCGCATAATTTACTTACTGAGTTTGGGTTACAACCTACAAATTACATTTATTACTCACCTACTGATTAGGTCACAGCATTTATACGGTCTATAACAATACCATCTGAAGCACTGGCAGGTGCAATGTGGTTCATACCAGTATTGATTTTAATGCAGTTTGTTTTTTATTGGCTAAATAGAGTGGTTAAAGAAAATAAACTGCTAATTGGATCTTCAGTTTTAATTTTATTCTTCATTGGTTGGTGGATTGTAAAAAGTAATGCAATTGCTAATAATCCCTACATAAACACTCACATTCCAAACGCACAATACTTTGTCTATTTGCCGTTTTTCTACATAGGCTATATATTTAAAAAATTTGGATTCAAATCCTTGAGCAGCATAAATGCTATGCTGCCAGCGCTAATCGTCATAGTCCTTAGTTACATTGTAATACGGCCAACTATGTATTTATACGGAAGCATTGATCCGTATTGCTTTATCTTTTTATCGCTTATTAGCATTTCTCTCGTAATTGGTATTTCTTACCACATAAAATCTAACATACTCGTTAGATTTTTCACAACAATAGGCGAGAATACAGTACACATCCTCGCTATGCACTTCTTCTTTTTCAAGATAGCAACTCTTCTATTAACCATTGTAGGGCTCAAGCAAATTGATGATCTTCATCGCATTGACGGCCCATCTAATGGGTCAATCATTGAAACAATAACATATCTTTCATTCGGTATAGTTTTCCCATTAGTTCTTGTATCCTTAGTAAGGAAGATAAGAAGTAAGATTTTTGTAAATAAATATTCTCCGGCATAGCCGGAGGTTTTTCAGATGCGTCTGTAAGGCTATCTTACCCGCAGCCCCTAACAGGCGCATACGATCTAACATTTACATTAAGCTTCGTTACTTACGGCCCGTAAACGGACTGCCCGGATTAGGAGAAATGATTCTGGCAGAAGTAAGCACGCGTCATGTTGCAGAATTTCTTGAGCTATGGATCGCGGAAGGTAAAAACACGATGGCGGGGGCGACGAGGTCTGTACTATCTGACATGTTTTGTGAAGCTGTTGTAGAAGGAAGAATAACACTGAATCCGGTTGAAAAAGCCAAGGTACCAAAAATTGAAGTTGCAAGGGAGCGCTTGCGAATAGAGGTTTATAATGCTACACGAGCATATGCCCTCATGGTTCCCTCTCGCGATGGATTTAGCACTCGTTACAGGTCAACGTAGGGAGGATATCGTAAACATGAAATTTAATGATGTTTTTGACAACCGCTTATACGTAACTCAAATTAAAACCGGAATGAAAATAGCTATTCCCCTATCCCTGACCCTTGAGGTGCCAGGGTTACGTCCGGGAACGGTTATCGATCGCTGCCGGCTGGTAAGCAGAACCGATTTCATGATCAGTGCAGGAATCAGGAAAAATAGCCCGACCGGGAATATTCACCCGGATGGGCTCACAAAGAAATTTGTAAAAGCCAGAAAAATTTCAGGTGTTAAATTCAGTGATAACCCACCGACATTTCACGAGATCCGTAGCCTGGCTGGTCGGCTGTACAAAGACGAACGCGGCGAGGAATTCGCTCAAAAACTACTGGGCCACACCTCAGAGAACACCACGAAACCCTATCTCGATGAACGCAATAATAAAGCTTACGTGATGCTCTGATTTTACTGTAAAAGAAATGTTAACCCGGATTTGGATGTGATCTAACCAAAAAGACCGGAATACAGAAATTTGAGGAAATTTCGAAGGGAAACACATAACCCATTGATTTACAATGGAAACAAAAAGAGACCGAATTCGATTCCTGTTTACGGCAACAATTGATCTTTCTCTTTAAATTCATAATGTTACATATTAATTAAGTGATTTTAACGATTAGAACACGTTATTTTTGATTCTAATAGATTCAATTAGTTATCACTTTTTACGTTTTAATTCGGACGTATTTCGGGCCATTTTGCGTATAAATCCCCCGACCAAACAAACTCACTGCCCCATACATCACTCCCCTCTTCCATTGGGGGACTCCCGATGCCAAATACCCATGTAGACGAAGGCTTAATAGTGATGCCAACAAAAGCGATCGCGAAAAGTTGAACAGGTGGCTAGTTTCAGATTAAACACATTGGTTAGTCATCCTGAACAAGTAAAATCCGCCGCAACTGGCAACCATTCAATACTCGCACTATCGAACGATCGCCAGCTTGCCGCAGCCCGTTCTTGCATACGATGTGGCTGCGGTTCCATCACATCAGGAATGTGAAAACCGGGATAAACCTGCCACTTAACCTGAAGCAGGTCTTCATAGCGGGAGGTATACCGAGGCGAAAGCATTCCTCGCTTCATAGCCCACGATTGTGGCATCCCCCACCCGGCGAAGTACAGCGTCCCCTTCCCGTCATTTGCGTTAAGATGATCCAGTACTTCCATCAGCTTCGCACTACGGCGCGCGGAGCATCATCTCTCCCAGAGTCGTCGCCACCCTGTCGGGTATAACTGCATTTATGTGGAACAGAAAATCAAAGACTTTCCCGCTATTTCATCGGTGTATCATTCGTACCGTCTGAGGTTGTTTGTCCTGAAATATCTCTGGCACAACGTCCCCCATTCGCCTGGCGCGGTGAATATCATGTTCAGTTAAGACGCTGCCGGACTTTCAGATAGCTACCCAGCATCTCCTCCACAAGAGATCGCAGACCATCCAAAAATGTCTTTTTCGCGCTCTCCATCGCTCTTGCTCCGATAGTGCGCTCTGCATCGGTATTACCGACCAGCCCAGACGGTCTCAGCTCTGTGTCAGACAGCATACGGTACGTTTCCTCATAATCCGATATTTGCTTTTCACGAAGCGCGTTAACGCGTTCCGGCGCTTTGCGCTCCAGCACGCTATGTAATGGTCCCCACTGCAGTATCCACTCCCTGAACTCGCTTTTTTCAGCGGCTTTCACCTGAAGCTCCGCAGCCTGAAGGTCTGAAACCGTCACGCCGGATACGCCAAAGAAACGCATTTCTGCCGTCACGCTGGTCAGCCCGAGTGATTTCTTCAGCTTATTCTGATACGCCAGCCAGACCTCAATTTCATCAACGAGAGCCAGCGTTCCGGCCTTTTCCCGGGCAATCTGTTCCAGTTTTTCCAGACGGAACATCTCACGCCCCGTGGCAACCAGCACCACAAGATTATTATCGTATTCCCCTTTTTCTGCATCATGTACCAGTTGTACGTTCTTCATCTGGTGCAGAGCAAGTGTGACCCGATCCTGGCAGCTTGCTGTTGCCTCTGTTGCCATGGCAAAGGTTTTTGCTCTCAGCGCATCATCTTCAGCCAGTTGTACCAGCCAGGACGATATCTGTTCCTTAAAACCCGCGTCCCTTATGAAGTTTTCCGTCTCACTCAGCCTGTCCAGGAAGAGGCTGAAGGCGGCAGCGTTATCTTCCTGTCCGAACATATGCCATCTGTCTGCAGGAGCCGGTTCCCTCTCCCGGGCAGGCATCAGCCAGTCAGCGGCCGCCAGATGCAGCGCCCGGGCTTCCCGAGGGGCGGAGGGCCCCGCCATATTGAAGTGTATTGTGGGGCCTGAATAGCCAGGCGCGCTGGTGATGTCCAGCAATGCCTGCAGCGTGCGTTCAGACAGCGGATTCCCTTCCACATTTACGGTTGCGTTTGAGGCCAGACCAGTGATGCTTTCCGGCAGACGGGTCAGTTGGTTATTGCGGGCAAACAACAGTTGTATTCCTGACGGCAGCGCCGGCAGGCGGGTCAACTGTGGGTTATCATCAACCGACAGCGTCTGTAGTCCTTCCGGCAACGGCGGCAGGCGGACCAGTTGTGGATTGCGATCGACCGTCAGCAACTCCAGTCCTGCCGGCAACAGCGGCAGGCTGGTCAGTTGATTATTTGATACCGACAGCACCTGTAGTCCTGCCGGCAACGGCGGCAGGCTGGTCAGTTGATTACCTGCTACCAACAGCCTCTGGAGTCCTGCCGGCAACGGCGGCAGGCTGGTCAGTTGATTACCTGCTACCGACAGCATCTGTAGTCCTGCCGGCAACGGCGGCAGGCTGGTCAGTTGGTTACGTGCTACCAACAGCATCTGCAGTCCTGCCGGCAATGGCGGCAGGCTGGTCAGTTGGTTACCTGATACCGTCAGCAACTCCAGTCCTGCCGGCAACGGCGGCAGGCTGATCAGTTGGTTATCTTCGACAGTAAGCACCTCCAGTCCTGACGGCAGCGTCGGCAGGCTAGTCAGATAATTATTATGAGGAATAACCAATGTTGTTATATGCGCTGGTAAACAGTCTGGTAAGGCGGTAAGGCCTGACTCTCCCACATTAAGCTCTCGACTGCCGTTATTCAGGCAGGTACATATTCTCTGTACCGTCGCAGCACGACCGCGTAACTCTTCTGCTGGCGCAGCCCCCTTCCATTCTGACCAGACAGCATCATACTCTGCTGGTGTCTGTGGAGCCGCCGTGGCAGGAAGGGGTGATACCTGGAGTGTCCCGGATGCCCCTTCCGCATGTTCTGTACACTCCTCTCCCTGTTCTATGTCCATGGTGAAGCGATATGTTTCATTGTGCCCCTGGCAATTCACGGTATAGTTCCCGGCGTCATCAAGGGTGACCGACAATATCTCCTGGCTGTTTGCATCCAGGATACAGAAGTGGCTTTCCCCGTGGCGGCCGGAGTGAATGCTTTCCTCGTATCCGGCATACGCGAGCGTCCTGAGCTGTTCAAATCTGCTGACCACATCCTCCCGCGTCGTTCCGACCGAAGGGTGGCAAATAGTCCAGATACATTCCTGCGCTTCAGTCTGGTGCGTTGAGCAGAAAAACTCCTTAATTTTTTCCCATAAGCTCATTTCAGGCGGGGTTGCAGATTGGGCAATACAGTTAATACGAAGGTTAGTGATTGTGGCGGGAAGACATCCGCTTCCAACATGCAAGGGCATAATAAAAAACCTTTATAAATTTACACATAATGCCTGTCTGGCGGACATCCTCTTTCCCTGGTCTTAATTTCACAATAAGGTTATCGACGGATTCATGGTCGTCCTGCCATGGCGGGCTTCAGTAGGTGCAGAAGAAAATCCGTTATGATGACCGGATGGCGGGACTGTCATTTTACAGCTAAAGGTGTCGATTTTTTCAGAGGCGCTTTCCACGATGACCAGATCATCCGGTATCAACGCCCAGGCGTTCAATTTTGGCGGGCAGAAGTCACCCGATAGAAATTACTTAACGATGCAGATAATGCCATTAAGGACTGGCGCACAGAATTAACGTTGGGAATTATCAGTGATGAAAATAAAGCAGCTTTGATTCTGCCGATGAATTATATCAATGTTCTTAAATCGCTGGACTTAGCAGGCGTTTCAGATGAGGCCACCTTCACAGCAATCAGGTGGCCTTCATTACCACAGGAGTGATTTACTGGCTATCGATATTCCTGTTCATCATTTTTAGGTCATCTACACACATTCATTCTGGCTGAGTTGAAATATTGCAAAGATATTAATGCTTATTATTTTTTATTTAAGTAAACTTTCGCTCAATAAACTTAATTGTTTATTGAATGACGATGAAGTATGAACTATGCTGGAGATGAAGGATATCAACAGTAAGGACAATCTGAATATTACAGGTGATATTATGAGACACATTAAGAATATATTTTCAGTCCTAGCCTTTGTACTGTCGGCTGCATTTATTTCGACATCTGCCACGGCTGCCAGTAACTCGCCCCCTGCTCACAAACCGGGCGGACTAGACATAGGCGATGTTGTTTTACCTCCTCCACCAGACTGGTGTAAAAATTATCCACCGGATGAAATGAGACCACCTGAGTTTGGAATAATCTGTCAGTGGAATAAGTAATTTTTAGCTGGCTGACATAACCATATTTTTCTGGTTATGTCAGCTCAGCACCACGGCATTATAATCTCACTGTGCATGTTTCTATCTTCCACAGTGGTAAAACTAATCCCGCCAATCATTAATGGCTAGCTGGTTTCTCCGGCCAGTCAGGTTTTGATGTACCCACGCGACAAACCAGAAATAAATGCCTGTGCTTTCGTCACGAACCCAGCCATAGTCACCAGGGCTGGCAGTATTTTTGCGGTTGTAATTATTAATAAGGAAGTCATTCAGCCAGGCGCTTATCTACGACAGGAAGGTATAAATCAGCCGGCCACTGGATCGTTCGGTTATTGGGGAAAAGTGGCTTTTTATTGAAATAGAGGGATACTATATTCTCTGAGAATACTCTTATTTATCCTTCGCCTCAAAAACAAGGAGCTGGCGTATTGCTAATATTAGCTCTAGTTGACTTTGTTTCATCGGATTTAATGCACTTACTCTAAGTATAATATCCATAACACCTGATAATACACCTTAGATATTATATCAATATTTATCTAACGATTTCATCTCCAGCCACCGCCAAACTTCAAATAATTATCAATTCCAAACCGTAAAATAGTTTCACAAGAAAATTACCACATTCAAATGCAAAACAATTTTATATTAAGAGCATGAAAAGACAAACTCCTCTCAACGATGGACATTTTTTGAAAGTAGCTTCAAAAGAATTTGGTATCTATAGATATGAATGATCTGTGATGGTTTGATAACAAAAATCAAACCACCATTAAATTTATCAAAAAAATTATTTTTTCATAGGGAGTTTCAATGAGGGTACCAACAGACAAAGTCAGTTTCACTAAACACACTCAGGAGTCATCTCAGACGCCTAAAGAACAAAAAAAAGACAAGGTAGCTTCTAATATTTTTAGTGTTCATAATACAAGTGTATCACTAAAAGAAAAGCTCAAACTACCGAATATCTCTTCAGTGGAACTATCTTTGCCTAAAAAAATTAGCGAGTTAATTTCTTCAAAAAAAGAAAACAATATAAGCAAAGCAGTAACAAATATCAAAAACAACACTGACTCAGTTTCTTTATCAAAAAATGATTGCTATACATCCAACATAGAAGATAAAGCTTCAAAAATAATCTCTGAATGCATGCGCAGGAATGTCATTAATAGTGCATACACGAATATGCTCACAAAATCACATAAATACAATATAATGGCTGATAAACCTAATATAAACGGTTTAGAAGAGATGAAGCAAATCTCCAGACAAAACTTAACCAACCTCAGAGAGAGTTTGTTCAAACTCAGTAATAAAGAAATGGCATTTTTAGACTCAGTATTATCAGCTAAATTGCGTGCAACACATGCTTCAGATACGGCGCTGGTAAATGAAAATAACATCGTTACCATAAATGCAAAAAAAATCTCGCTAATAAAGAGGTACCATTACCCGTACGAAACATTACATCCAGAGATATTACACATCCTGTGGATGACGAATTTATCTCTTTTTTGCTGGAACCAGGTGCAGGCGGTAAAAAAACCATTAACTCATCAGGCGCTTATATTTATTCTTTTGATATTAAGCAACCTGCATTTGAACAAACATCCTACATGAGACTTCATCATTCTTCTGATATAATGAAAGCTGACCCTAAACAATATATCCGAGGTCTTAGCAAAGAAGCCTATGCTTTATTACAAAAAAGAGATTTCAATGAGGATGGCTTGATTTTTTTGGAAATGACATGAGACCAGGCCTTGGCTTATATCTCATACATAAATTAAGAGAAATACCATACAAAGACAGAGAAAAAATTCTCTCTATGAAAAGTGAAAAGGAAATAGTTAAAGTTATTAACGGGGTGCTAAGAGCTGAAATAAGAACACCCAGGCACTTCTTTAGCAAAGATTATACTACTGGCCTTGCCGATGGTAGGGGTGGTTTTTTGACACCTGAAAAAACAGATAATAAGAGGTATATGGCATCCAAAGTAAAAAATGATTACAAGGCATTAATCCATGGCTCAGAAAATATAAAAAACAATCCTAAAATCGTTTTATCAGCAGTCAAACAGAATGGGAAAGCTATAATGCTTGCATCCGATAATTTGAAAGATAATAAAGATATCATACAGGCGGCAGTAAAAGCCACTGGAAAATCCCTGGAGTTAGTGCCTGATAAATATAAAGATGATAAAAATGTGGTGTTAGCAGCCGTTCGCCAGGCAGGAGGCGCGTTAGAATTTGCATCTGAGCGTTTAAAAAATGACAGGGATGTTGTTCTCGCAGCAGTCAAGAAGGATGGTGATGCGTTAAGATATGCTTCTGAACGTTTGAGAGACGATAAAGATATTACCTTAACAGCAGTTCAGTCTAAAGGGTATATTTTAAGCCATGCTTCTGCACGCCTGAAAGATGACAAAGATATTGTTTTAGCCGCCGTCCAAAGTTATGGTTATTCAATGCAATATGTTTCTGAGCGATTAAAAGATGATGAAGATGTTGTTATCGCAGCCATTGGAAAAACTGGAAGTGCTCTTGAACATATTTCTGACAGATTCAAGGACGAGAAAGATATTGTATTAAAAGCTGTTCAAAATGATGGCTACGCGCTAAAATTTGCGTCTGAAAGACTCAAAGATGACAAACAAATCGTACTGAATTCAGTAAATAATTATGGCCCTGCACTCGAATACGCTTCAGATCGCTTAAAAGATGACAAATTTGTTGTCATGGAAGCAGTAAGTCATTCCGGTCATGCCTTAAAATATGCTTCCGAGAGAATGAGAGATAATAACTCTGTTGTTTCAATAGCCATGAAAAATGACAGCAATGCAAGTCGTTATGCGTCAGAAAGAATTATTGAGCTTCTTAGAAAGGATGTAACTTATGAGTTTGTATGATGTATCCACCAACAAACCTTACATAGCCTAAGTTACTTTGATTACGACTCAGCCAGGGTGAAATAAAACAATCGAATTCTGGCTGGGTTTTGATGAAAAACAAAGATAACATTTTATATTTAAATGAAATTAATCTTCATACAGTCAGATATTTTACTGTCGCAAACCAGAACTTACAGCAATCTGGTTTGCTGTGTCTCACGTCTGCAGCGCTGGCGCCTCCATCTGTTGCTTAAAAGTCGCAAATCACTTTGACGAAACTCCGCCCGGATTGTTTTCTATACTCAATCGCTAAAATCAAAAAAGGCCGAATTTACTATCAAAATGATCTCCCTCCGGCATCCATGCCAGGTTTTCATTATTTTACTCTCCGGTCATCTCCCTGTATTCCTGGTTAAAACTATCCACGACCTTCTTCATGTTCTGCTCAATCATCAGCACCCTGTCAGCCTGTTGTCTGGCGGTCAGGGTAGGATCTGAGTAAACCTCGTCCCGTTGCTTACGCAGATTTTTAAGCTGAATTTCGGACTGATGAATGATGCCGTTCATCGAAAGCTGGCCGCTGTATTTATTCCTGAATGCTGCACGGTCAGCGCCACTTAACGATTTCAGTTCAGCGTTGTACTGGCGCAGTTCGTCGATATGGTCATACATGGCCTGCTGGTCGGCATAAGGCATAACCTTCCCTGAAATTTTGCCCAGGAACGGGATTTGCTGGGGTGGAATATCAATACCGTTGTATGTTTTGGCGGCGGCATCAATTGTTTTTCCTGCGAATCGCCCCATGCCGCCCGATACATAATCAATCCAGTACTTCATTTTATCAGGATTGATATCAAGCGCCCCGGAACGGTACTGACTGCCGCCCGTCAACGTATTGAGCCAGTTCGCAAACGCTTTATAGGCTTCCGGCGTTGAACGTCTGCCGAGTGTACTTTCCGGTTTCGGCGTACCTGTGGGGAAGTTCTCCTGGTAAATCGGCGTTCCCATGAAACTCTCGTTAGCCCACAAATCAGCAACGGGGCGAAGAATAGTTGGCGCAGCATTTTTGAACAGCGTACCCGTCAACGTTTTCGAGTCTTCACTGCCCAGCGGGTTAAATGCACCCAGCATACCGCCAACAATATTTCCTGCGGCTTTTGAAGCAGTCAGATTGCCACGGGTCACACCTTCCGCCGTACTGCCCAGCAGGTAGAACATGTTGTAGCCATACGGCAGCGGGATACTCCAGTATTCCCCGGCTTTTCCGCCAAACAGTGACTTCATGATGACCAGGTTATGCTCCTTCACGTAGTCCGGCACTTTGTCATACCAGTTCACGCCATCTTCATCCTGCCCCGCGCCTGCACGGTTCAGGGAACCCAGCAGATATCCGGCTCCCACCGCCGTCAGCGCCATTTTTTGCGCCATGTTCAGGTTGCTCCAGCGCAGACGCTGCAATAAAGGACCGTCGCCGTTCAGGTGAGCAAGCGACCGCATCATGTTCGCTGTACCCTGAATACTGGCATTGGCGAACATATACAGCGAGTTCAGCAACACGCCCTGCTCGCCACGACGGTTGAAGTTAACCGTCATATTTTTGGCGAGTGATGCAGCCTGAGCACGGGATATTCCCGCATCCCTGGCATGTTTGTAGGCAGAAAGCCTCAGCGCGTTTTCCACCGCGTTATTGGCATTTTCGACCAGCTTTGTAAATGAATGCCAGGACTGAATACCCTGCCCTTTCCAGCCCCCTTTTGCCAGCGACACAAGATGGTCCATTTCTTTCATCTGTCCGTTAAGGTCATCCATCCGGAACCAGCCTGTTTTAGCACCGTCCTCAACAAACTCTTTCCAGGTTTTCTGCCAGTCAGCGCCCTTCCCTGTCAGCGACTTACCCCGCAGGCTGGCGTATATCGCCTTCATGGCAATCCCGCTGTCCCTGACCGTTTTCATTGCGATATCCCGGCCATTGAGTTTACCGTCGTCACGTCCCTGCTCCGCCTTCAGGTTCATTACCGCCGTCTGCATATCACGAACGAAGTTACTGACCAGAAATTCAGGGTTAAGGCTGGTATTCATAGCTGACATAAAGCGGTTTACCCTGGCGAGCGTCTGTATTACCACATTGCCCGTTTCCGGCCCCATATTTTTCATTGCCCGCATCAGGCGCTCATCATGGAGTTTGATGTAGTACGTTTTGCCGTCTTTTTTGGTGGTGAAATACCTGTCAGACATCATAGCCATCGGGACCGGCATTTCCTCAACCTGGCGGATTGTCTCACCCGTTTCCGGGTCGTTTTTTTCCACAACCCGGCGCGTGGTATCCGGTTTATCATCAGTGAATACCTGCCAGTAGTCCTTGTCCGGATTATCCTGCACCAGTTTCAGGAAGGCGTTACCCACCTCATTCTTGCGGTTGCGGATAAGGGATTCAGTTAAGTCCTGAATGGCCTGCGTCGAGGGTGACTGCGCCCTGGAGTTTCGCCCCATCGCCATTTTGCTTTCCTTGCCGCTGATAACATAGCCCCTTCCGGTACGCGGTACTGTACCGTCTGCATCCTGCCCCTTGAGCGGTACATAATGCTTATAGGCATTCTGCCAGGCATCGACAACACCTTCTTTTTCCAGCCCGGCGGTCTTAATCAGCTCACGGCGACGCGCCAGCATGTCATCAACGATTCCGGCCAGACGGTCATACTGCGCCTGCTTACCGCTGCGACGTACCCTGTCCATAATGTCTGACGCTTCCGCGTTCGTCATACCCGAACCGCCGTCCGGCATTTTCGGGTTAATTTTCGCGATATGAGCGTTACGTTCAGGCGCGTGGCGGGCATACAGATACTCGTCGAGGGCAGACTGCGGAATGTCATAGTCCGCCAGCAGTTTCGCCAGCGGTTTAACGTAGCGCTCTTTCATCACGTTCAGGTCATTCTCGGCCTTACCGTGGAAAAGCTCTTCCGCCAGATACGCGTCGTTACTGTCATCCAGCTTACCGCCTGACTCGCGAATCTTATCCTGAACCGCTTTCAGTACCTGGAATTTATCCTGCATCTGGCGAACGAAGCGGGCAGCCAGCGTCTCTTCCGGCGAAAGTGCGCTTCTGGAACGGGAATAATACGGACCCTTGCGTATGTCGTCGGGTTGTAGTACTTTAGTTCCAGAAGAGCCGTTGATGGTGTTCTCCGCAGGCAATTGGAGCCTCGCCGAATGAAGCCAGTCAGCGGCTTTTTCTTTGTTGATATACAGCAGATCATTATCAAGCTGCTCCTGCAACGCCTGGCGATTATCTTTCCCGTATACACTAGCTATCTTGTTAACCTCAACAAACACACCTTTCGCATGCATATGAACCGCGACAACTACTGGCGCACCCTTCTTATCTTTTGCTTTAATCAGGGTTACAAGAGCATCAGGTTCAGTTCTTGAAGTAACAATAGCTACAGGGTCGGCAAGCAGGTGAGGTAATTCCGCCATTGTCTCAACGGATACGTGATGATCCTTGATTTCAGGACGAGTGGCTTTATGTACCACATGGCCTGGCATTATCAATTCGCGATTTGGCGCACCCAGCGCCCTTAATACTGCCGGAGTATCCCCCATACGTATATCGCGGCGAGGGTCTTTATCCAATGTTGCTACATGTCGAACCTCTTCAGCAAACTGTCTGGCATCATAGCTGTCAGCCTTGAACGGATCAGGTTTGCCAGTACGTGAGTACGACACCTCGCCGCCATCGCGGGGTACGTATCCTTCGCGTACGCGCTGGCCTAACGTCCTGATGGTGTCACGAATGTAGCCGATATCATTGAGGTCAGACGGCTGCAATAATCCGGTACGACGCAGTACAGCCTTCACCAGCGAGACAACACGGTTCCATGCTGCACCCAGCTTACCCGGCGTGTGCTTCTCCGCTATGTGTGCCAGAAACTCACCCGCCTGCACCTGTGGCAATTCCTCACCGTATGATGCGTCAACCTTACGCCAGATATCCTTAATCGTGGCGTTATTGCTGTCGCGGGTTTTCAGCACATTATCAACGATGGTTTTATACTCGGCAGGCGTGACAACGTTTTCCATCGCATGGTGAATGATTTCGTGACGTAATTTTTCACGTACAGTACGACCATCAGGCAGATTATCAGCCACCAGAACGATTTCATGCTCGTCAGGGCGATAGAAGGCGTGAACCTTGCCGTGTTTATCCAGCGATTCTCCGGCCAGTTCTGCCGCTTCTGCCTGCGATTTCACCACGCGAACATTCAGATCGTTATCCCTGATGCGGTCCATCACGGTACAGGCAACGGTTTTCACTTTACGGACGGTGCTGCCCTGAGCCGGAGTATCAGCGCTGTGTCCGGTCTGTGAAATCACATTGCCTTCCGGCGTGCGCTCCAGCCCGTCACGGGAATAAAACGCCACGCCTTTGTCTGTCTCGCGGGTTTTCAGGGTGCTGAACAGTTTATCGAATGCCTGGCGGATACCGCCGTCCAGTTCCGCTTCTGTCGGATAGGCATAGGTATCCGGTGAGCCGTGGTCATCAGCCTTACGGATATTCACCAGATAATCGTTCTCAACGCCAGCGGCTTTGGCCTTATCCTGCACGTAACGCTCAAAGGCACGCGCCGCCATCTCAATGTCGGTAGACCAGTACGGCTTGCTGCGAACTTCATCGAGGAGGAGACTACGGCGACGCATACCGCTATTGTTAACAGCCTTCACGACGCCCATAAATGCGTCATATACCTCTTCCCGTACCGGGTATGCTTCAGGCTGATACAGACTCCCCCGGGTATCACGGGCAGTCATGAACCTGTCGCCGGAAGCAACATCACCATCCCTGGCGACATCATGCTGACCGAAGTAATTATCCAGCGCGTGGAACCACTCATGCGCAAGAGAACCGGCCCCGTTACCTTTGGTGAGGTTGATGGCAACCTGATCCGGTTCGTAGTGCGCGGCGGCAGCATTTTTGCCACCCTTACCCCGCGCACCAAATGCCAGGCCAAGACGACCATTCAGGGAAAGCGCTTTCGGCGGAACTTTCAGTACGTCCGCCATATCCATCAGCGAATCATATGCCCGGTTAAGATCAGACTGACGGCGCGGTCCCTCCACGTAGTTCCCGAACTGCACACCACGAAAACCAAAGGCATCACTGAACTTTTCTGGAGTAACGTTTTGCTCAGGCTCCAGCGTGGCTGCCACTCGTTCTGCTATGGCAATTCCGCGTTCACGTTCATCGGCAAAACGCGAATCCATCAGACGGTTAAAAGCAAATGCATCATTTGTGTTCATCCTCGCCGCGATTTTGCGTATAAGTGACGCCGCCTTTTCACTGTATCCGGTTCCTGAGCCGCTTATGTTTCTCAGCGCATTAACGTCTGTATGCATTTCACCGCCACGACGAACGGGTCCGTTACGATCACGGTTGGAAGCATTACGCTGTTCCTCGCGGGACTGTTCACGCAGCGCATTCAGCTTTTCCAGCAACTCAGCGCGGTGAGTTTTCGTGTATTCGCGGGCTTCGGCAACCGTTTTAAAACCACGCTGAAGCACGGTTTTATTTTTACCGTATGCAATGAACACTTCCCCCGAGCGCTTATGCTGGTAGATATCCAGTTTCGTTTTATCATCAGCGGACTTCGGAGAAGCGGACTGCTGGTCAAAATACGCCTTCGCTTTTTTATGCAGGTCATTCAGGTCTTCCGAGTCCAGAACGCTACGGCCTTTCTCGTTTTCCAGGGAGTGGATCACCTTCGGCGGGGAATACTCCTTACCCCCGAACATACTGTATGCGTGGGTTTTGACGCGGTAGCCTGACGCCTGCTCAATCTGAGAAGATGACAGTCGGTGTAACATTTCCCAGGTGTTCACTATCTCGCGATAATGCGAACCTTTTTCCTGGCTGATACGGTCAATGAATTTATCGGCGGGCAGACTGCCGTCCAGTAATTGACCGGCGGTATCACGGACCTCCTCAACCTGTTTCGCCCAGTGATTCAGGCGATGGGATGCGCGGGGCCTCGCGGGTATCATGTTGCGTAACAGCGCCAGCATCGCCAGCGTCTTGTTGTCCGTTCCTTCCGCTGCCATTTTTTCATAGTCAGGCTTTGGAAACAGTTTGCTGAGCGGCTGAGTTCTGTAGTCTTCTGCCGTTTTATCCGTATTCAGCTCATCAGCCAGTGCCGCGCGGCGATGTTTGGCTGCGCCGTAGATCACTTCACCGAAATCATCAATTTTTTCGCCGGATTTTTCGGTCACAGCGCGCGGAGATTCTGTCTTTGCCTGTTCCTGAACTCCGGGTTGCGATTGATTTTGTTCACCCTCATCGACTTCTGGTGTTGTATCCCGCTCAGTATTGACCGTCTCCGTGTTTTCAGGTTTAACCTCCTCCGGGCGCGGCAATCCCTGATGCTCCGGCGCGGGCAACTCACGATAAGACTGTTCACCCCGGAATGTTTCACCCTTACGTTGCACGGATTCAGGTGAGGCGGACTGGCGGCCTTTTTCGTAGCTTTGCTCCAGTACCTCACCAGTCGTAGTGTAACGTCCGCCACGACCAGCGGGAGGCTCATCAGACATGTGGCGCACTTCTCCCGGCATCGGATAACCCTGACCCGGATGAATATCGCCAGGTGAAGGCAGACGTGGACGTTCAGCCAGCTCGTAATCAGTGGGTCCCGTATCCCCTTTAGCCATCTGCTCATGCACCAGTTCTTCTGGCGTCGGCGCATTACGACGGGTCAGGTGTTGCTGAACTTCCGTAGGCTCGTCAGTAAAATCGCGGAAACGCGGGTCACGCATAAAGGTGGGCACATCGAGGTTATCTGTGTCATACAGTGGGTGACGTGCAGTATTTTGAGCGAAAGTATCCTGTGCTGGTTGAGGTTGTTCAGTCGCTTCAGGCTGTGGCCTCAGCACCTCACGTGCCGCTTCCCAGCGCATTTGCTCTGTCGCGTTACGCTTGTCTTTCTCGTTGAGTTCGCGGTATTCCGCCAGTATCTCATTGCGCGGCTTACCCTGCATCTCGCCAACGATACCCTTCAACTTGTCAGCGCGATCCATCTCTTTCAGAAGACCGTTGGCCGCATGTTTACGGTATACCGCATCAACATCATTTTCGTGCGCAAGATCAGCATCAGCATAATGCTGTAGCAGTTCGTCTCGGCTCAGACCGGAAAATTGCTGGCGGTAATTTTCAACGGGATCGGCGGGTTTCGTATACGGGGAATCCTGCGCCATTTCGCGGGCGCGTTGCGCTTTTTCATCCATAGCCTGGCGCGACGCATCCTGTCTGGCAACAGCACCTGCTTCTGCCTGACGTTTACCACGAAGACCAGCAATTGCACCAAACGGAACCCCCATAGCGCCGCCCATCAATCCGCCTTCCAGCGACGCATCACCCACGCCCTGCCACTCAGGTACATCCATCCCGGCAGTATCACGTAATGCCGCGTTTTCCTGATAGCGGGAGAAGCTCGCCTGAGCGGCATTAATCCCGGCCTGTTCTGCCACGTTACGGGCAATACCACTGGCCACACTTTTTGCCGTTCCACGTAATGCCAGATTGACCAGTTGAGCATCACCCAGTTTTGCTGCCAGTGCATTGACTACCAGTGATTGTGGATCGGTTGCAAGTTGCGCACGAACTTCATCAGCGACACGTTCTTTCGCCATATCCATTTTCTGACGGTCGCTGAGTTCTGCATACTGAGGATCATCATCGATAGCGTAAAACGTTTGCTGAAATTTTGGCGACTTTGAAAGTTCGGAGTAATCGGCATTGCGAACAGCATCAGACGCGTTCATTGCTTCCGAACCCTGGGCGCTGGCTGTGGCAGACGTCACCATTCCGGCCTGAAATAAGTCAGGCATCGCCTTACTGACAGACTCACTGGCATATGCAGCCGCTTTTTCAGGGGAAAGTCCTGCTGTGAGGAATTTTTTCTCCAGCGCACCTGTGAGGGATTTTTTCAGGGCAACTTCCCCGACCTTTTTAGTGATGCTGCCCGCTGCTAAATCAGGAACAATCGAACCAATCAGGTTCGTTCCTTTTGCCACCCATACGGCAGGATCATCCCAGCCTTCACTCATCGGGGTATTAAGCGCACGCTGAGCGCCCGGCGACATTTTATCGTAAGACCAGTCTTTAACAGCACCGGCTACATCACTCACGCCCTTCCCGGTAGTTTTAAGTCCTTTACCTACCGCATCAGTCACCTTGTTCTTACCATCGGGAAGCGCATCAATAGTTTTATCGGCGCCTTTACCTGCACCAGAAAAAATATCCTCAATTGTGGCAACACCCGGTAATCCCATCCTGCTCAGTTCATTCACAATTCTGGCACTGGTTTTTAAGGGAGTGTGGATAAGCGCATCCCCCAGCCCTCGCGCCAGTTCTCCTGTCCCCTGAACAGACTGAGCGATGCCCACACCAGCAGTTGGCAGAACGTCACCCCGGCTGAAAGATTTACTGTGATCGACGGCGTTTTCCGGGTCATCGAAAAAACCATCTCTCCAGTTACCCTCCCCCGGTTGCTGAATATTCAGGCCATTACGATTACCATTATCACGCTGTAATTCAGGACGCATTAATTCAGGCTGATATGCCATATAAACTCCATAAATAAAAAACCCGGTCATAATGCCGGGCATAGTGGAAGGGGATTAATCGTCAGAAAAAGGGGTTAGTCTGAACCGTACAGAAAATCATTATTCTTCTGCTGTTGTTCTCTTTGATATCTCAATTGACCAGCCCAACCTGAAGCACTGGCATCCTTCAACTTCTCCTGAGTACTTTCATTTCTGGCTTTATAATTCTGGAAATAAATATCGCGTTGTTTCTCGTTCCCGGGTGCAAATAGTTCTGGCTTCCTGGTTAATGCATCCTGCATAAACATTTGTCTGACCTGATCATCACCAGCCCATGTTTTTGCCGCATCAGTTGCCTGCGATTGCAGTAGTCTTTCCTTCGCGCCAGGAATTCCAAGCCTCGCCTCGAACTGGTCAACCGCTACCTGTCCATCTGTGCCGCCTCTTGCCGCACTCGCATAAATCCTGGCCTCTTCTTTCTGAATATCGGCCTTTGAAAGTCCCTGCGGTTGCTGCAAATACTGAAGATAATTGTGGCTGGCAGCAACGCGTGACGACGCTGTATCCAGTAATCCATGAATACTGATGCGTTCCACGTTGTCCCGTAAATCAGAACTCCGGTTCTCTGTAACGGGCTTAATCGCCTCCTTGCCGTTGGCATATTTCACCTTCAGGAACAGGGCGACATCATCCGGAGAATGGTGGTTTGGATCATCTTTATCCGGCACAGGAGCAATATGACTTATCTGCGCTGAGACTATTTTTTGCCCGGTTTTCGGGTCAACCTGTCCAACTGCGCGATCGGCTTCTGTCTGGAAAAGAGGTGCGATATCACTCATGTTTTCATTGATACTGTACAGGGTTGCCATCGGGTCTTTATGCGCATCCGGCGACGACATTATGCCATACAGTTTTTGCCCGGCATTCACTGTTGCCTGTGAAAAATTCGGGTCTCTTAATATACGGGCAAGGGGAACAATATCAGAGACAGGAGCCATAATATTTTTTGCTGCTTCATAGTCTCCCTGGTTTATCGCCTGCTGCGCCATATATGTCCGTGTAGCAGACTGCTGTATCGCCTGCTGGTACCGCATATTGTTCATCTGAACGTCATGCGTTTCTTTCTGCATCGCCAGTTGCTGGCGGGCTATTCCAACACGGGCATTCATACCAGCCTGACGGAGTCCAAACTCTTTTCCCCAATGTTCATCACCTACTTTTTCCCGGTCAAGAGTATGCTGGTAGTCACGATCGCCTGTCTCTTTGCGATAACCAAACTCATCCTGGGCCAGTTCATAGTTGCGATCGGCGTTCTTCTGCTGCTGAGCCAGTGCGGCCTCACGCAGCCCCAGCGCTTTACGCTGCTGCATCGCATTATCAACGGTACTGAACCCCGCCAGTAACCCTTGTGCAAATCCGTCCATATATCACCTCTCAGAACAATGAGCCGAAAAGGCCACCTGCTACGGCACCAATCCCCGCACCTATCGGACCTCCTACGGCGAAACCAAGCGCCGCGCCAGTCCCCAGCCCGGAACCAATATTCTGCTTTTTCTGCATACTGGCCTGCTCTTTCATCTGTTTATTCATCATTTCGCGCTGTTCATTCAGTTGATCTGCCTCACCCAGACTCTGCAACGCCTGCTGTCGCGTCTGATTTGCCGCATCAAGTAATCCGTATCCCATCTCCTGCCTCCGCTATGCTGCCTGTGCCTGCCCGCCGATATTAAGTTGCTGGCGTACTGGTGCTGCTCCGCCAGTCAGAATGTTCATCTGACGGTCCTGTTGTGCTTCACGAATCCCGTTCTTCACCCCGGCGACAGCCAGCGCCGAACGTAACCCCAACGTATTATCCTGCGGATTCTGCGGCCTGATAGTCCCGTAACGCGCCATCTGGTTATTCAGCCCGAGCTGTGCAGACCGCAAACTTTGTGCCGCTATACCGCCAGTTCTGTCCAGTTGAGCATTCATTAACTGATTGTCAGTACCCAGATTCATCAGGGTTTCAAGCTTCGGGTAGTATCGGTTTACCCAGTCGTAATACTGATCGCGTGTGAGTTGCGCGAATGTGTCGGAGGCATAATGACTGCTCATACATGTTCTCCCTTAGAAATTAAACCCGTTGGTATAATTCTGAATGGCGTTAGCGCCGGTTCCTGGTCCTGCACCAGAACCACCGCTCTTACCGCCCCATTTATTCATGGTATAACCTCCCAGCGCCCCCATGCCCGCGCCAACCAGTGAGGCATTGCCCTGACGCCGCATATACGCCGCCTGAGCGTCAGCGCCCGCCTTACGCAGACTGTTTTCTGCCAGATTGTTGTACCCCTGCAACGCATCGGCTTTCTGTCCGGAACCGAGAGTAACAACATCCTGCAACCCGGCGATATACTTATCAGCCTGAGAAGACTGTGCGCGGTTGGTTGCGTCAGTCTGTCCAATAGCCTGTTCACCGGAAATATCATTCAGCGCCCCCTGGAATTTACCGCTCCCCGGATCAACACCAGCGGCTGCAAGCTGGTCAGCAACCTGATTCCTGACTTCACCAAACTGTTTCTGATAACCGAGATTCGTCACTCCGGCGAGGTTCTGGTATTTGCTCTCGTCGTTCAGTTTGTCCACGTCAGCCATGAAGATGTTCTCCATTGGCTTCAGCCTTTGGTTGTATAAGTCCCACTGTTTACGGGCGATTTCTGCCTGCGCTTTCTGCTGCGAGGTTTCCTTGATTTCTCCGCTGCCTCCTCCACCTTTCCCCATTTTCTGGCTCCTTATATGAAAAAACCTGCCGAAGCAGGTTTGTCTGTAATACGGTATATTTATACTTGGATACGAAACACCATGAATCCGTCTTCATCATCCGACATCCGTTCAAATCCAACCCGCTTCCCCAGACGGATAAATCCTTTACGCGTAGTATGAAATTCCGCCCAGCGCCCACCAGACATTCGGGTCAGTTGCTGCACTTCTGGCAAATACTGCGCCACGCTGTCATAACCATCGCAGATCCCCAGCCAGACCAGCACATACGGAACATTGTCTTTCACCATCGGTTTTAGTACCAGTTGACCATCCGGCGCACCAAAACAAAACGCCTGCTTTTTACGGCAGGCGTCCTGTATTTCACTCAGCAGATTCGGGTTGCCGGTATCAGCCATTACCCGTTGCATATATCGTTCGAGTTTTGTCATGATCAAGCCTTTGACATCCATATTACATGCGGAGGGAGCGGCATGACGCCGCCGTGATAACTGTACGTCCCGGAGATTGTGGCCGCAGTGCCTGCACTTAGTCGATAGACTTTGATATACATGCGATCATACGACGGTACATAGCTCCCGCCACCGTGCCCCGGACTTCCACCATTCCAGGAACTTCCTGTCTGCCATCTGGCTATCTCAACAGAAAGTATCGGCCCCTGTTCAACGCCATTCAACCGAATATTGAAATCCCCCATCATACAGACCAGATTCATATCGAACATCTGTGGCGGAATATATACGCTGCTCCCGTTAATAACATATGTCTTCGCAATATCACCTTCAATCTGGTTTGCCCTCACGGTGCCATCGACCTGACAGTTGTTCAATATATGCACATCACTCAGTGTCCCCCTGTTCACATTGAGGTTATACGCATTCAGATCGTAAAAATATCCCCCACGAGACGTCACGTTATTCAGGGTTGCGTTAACGGCATTCATGTTACCGTTGGAGTCAACCGTAAAATTACCGTTGCTGATAGTGGCGCTTCTGATATAGGGAGCTGTCAGCGTTGCGCCAACCTTTACATCATCGGCCACAATATGTTGTGCCGCCAGCGTATCCACCACCGCGTCATAAATCAGCGCCTTCTGGATCACAACCTTTCCGCCGGACACCGCAAATGGATACGCCGTATTGCCGGGGTTATTCGGGTCAAAAACAAACAACTGCGATGAAGCTATTGCCACCTGGCTGACCGGCTTACCTGCCGCATCTTTCCCGGCAACGATACCAATACCTGCGGTTATTCCGGCAGCACTGGCTTTCTGTCCCCAAATAGCCTGAAACGCTTTACCGCCATCTTCACTAATTTTCTCTATATGCTCATTCGTGGCTTCTGCTGAATCACTGATTTCCTTTTTCAGCACGTCAACTATCGGGGATTTAGCCGCTTCATCATGTATCTGGTCAATAACAGCCTGCACATCAATCTGTGTTTCTGCCGGGGTTCCGTCTGGCGAGTTATACGGACCAGACACGCCTGCTGAGTTAACAAACCGTATCCAGTAAAATCCTTTCCAGCCCGGGTTAACTGAATCGCTGTAGACCTGTCCCGGCGTTGTCCCCACCAGAACAGCATCAGAAAGGTTATCTTCGGTTCCCCTCCAGATTTCAGCCATGGAATGCCCGTTATATCTCGGCATCACCCACTCAAGCAGCACATAGCCAAACCCGCCTGTGACCTGTAAACCTTCCGGTTTGGTGGGGCTCTCCGGTGGTAACGGCTCCGGAAAAATCCCTCCCCCCAGACCAGGAGCAAGACTCACTTTTCCACCGCCTCCGGCACTGTTCATTCTCGCCAGTTTCAGTTCTGCAAGCTGACGCTGAGTGACAAACGCATCTTTCCCGTCACCACGCTGGCCGGTCCCAATTTCCATATTTTCAACAACAGAAGCCAAGTCTTTTCCTGCCCGCCACGGTTTTTTACTCATGCGGGCATCTCCGGCATCGATGTACTCAGCGTAACGCGTTCAACCTGCCCGAAACCTGCGACCTCCAGATACCATTCACGGCCTGTTACTGGCGGCAGTTTCAGCACGGAACGACGGAGGGAACCTGGCGGTAACTGGATCACCGACTGCCCGTCCGCAAATACAGAAATACCGACCCGTTCAGGATAAGGCGCTTTGATTCTCAGGCATGAAAAACTGGTACTTTCCTGCGCAATAAACGTTTTTGAGCGCCAGATAAACGGCAGTGGTGTATTCGCACCCTGTGATACAGACAACTCCCGTCCTTTTACCAGGTACAATGTATCGGTTGCTGTATCGTTATACGCCGTATCGAACGTCGTGAGTATATGCCGGATATCCATATCCTGTGGGTTGAAGATAAAAACAGCCTGACTGCCATCGTTTTTTGTATAGCGGGCCACATACTCACCACGATACTGGTACGCTTTGATGGATGACGGGTTAAATACGTCACGCCACTGTTCCGGCGAGAGAATTTTTTCCGTAGCAATAAGCGCGTTACCATCACTACTCACCGAAACAAGCCCGCTCGTGCCCGCATAGAGTATAAAACCGTCCATCACAACCATGCTTTGTCTGCTGACACACGCCTGCGTTAACGGCAGCTTTGTCCCTGAAATATTTGACGGTGAAACACCGCTGAATAAATAAGGCTGCCCCTTCGTCGCAATAACCAGCGCCGTTCCGACCGGAACGATGGCGACAATATCATCCTCTGTAGTCTGCCTGTACGAATCAGGCCATGCATAAGGCAGAAACGCTTCAGAAAACATCACTTCGTTTCCGGCAAACCCGGCAGCAATACCGTTTGCCATCATACAAAGGCCTGTCATATTGTCCGGTGGCATAACATAGTGCCAGGTTTCCAGTGCGTGGCCGAGTTGCTCAGCCAGCAAATCATCGTGAAATGACAGTACGCCTGCATCCAGTTCAGTCATCAGCAGAAAATCTGCATTACCGCCACCAGAAACAGAACGGTAAATACGCCTACGGGTAATATTCGAATTCTGTAGCGGGGGTGGTTGCATGGTTAAATCAACGGAACCGCCCTGCTTTACCGTCAGCTCCGACGACTGTGGACCCGGTGGGCCTTCTTCTCCATAAGCAGTAACAAAGGTCTGGGTGTAAAAGCGGGTTTCATCGTCTTTAGCGTCGCCTTCTTCAGTACCCTCAACCGGAGGAGGATTTAATACACTGCACGTAATAGCGCTTTCCGGAGCAGGAACACCAAGCCGGTAGCTGTTGACCGGATACGGACCGCTACCCGATGTCGCAATCTGTGCGCTGGTCACCTTTGGATACTGTCCGTCGGTATAATACACACGTCCGTAAGGGTCCTGTGCGACAGGGCTGCGAACCACATCGACAATTCCGCTCCAGGTAAACCATTTATTCTGGCTGTACAGGAAAAGCGTTTCCGGATTCATGTCGAATATTACTTCGCTTTTTTGGTCATCATTCACTGGCGTAATTACACCAAACCGGAAATGACAGTTCTGTGCCAGTGCAGAATAACCATCCGGTAACATATGGGGAAGTACGCGCGGCATCTCGCCGTGCATGGAAATAATATCAATAGCAGGCACGCTGTATACTCCTGTGGCAGGTTAAGAAATAAATGTTAACCATTGACTTCTGTTATCTGCATACATAAAAACAAAACCAATCTACAGCAACTCAACAGCAAATATTCAGTGATTATAACAATTAGCATAATCACATAACCGTATTGTGACGCCTTCAGGGATGATCTGAGCTTCCTTCCACTGCGCTCACGGGCGTCACATCCCAGCCTGTATAAGGTGCCCTGTGTTCGAAACTATTATTATTCTGATAGCGTTTGTTATTATAGTTGCCATTGTCACCATTATTCTGACCGTATACGGAAAACGGAGCCGTTAACACTGAATATCAGAAACTGTGAAAGCGATCATGGTTTTTTATAATCTGTGTATGAAATAAAAGTGTGGCGAAGATGTGAATTAACCTCATACTAATAACAAAATAACTTGTTGCTGCCTTTATCGATAACGGGTACATAAAGTGCCCGTTCTTTTTTATCCTTTTTGTTTTATCGTGGGCAATCGGTCATACGTCTGCTCTTCTTTTTATTGACGCCCGCCTGCCGCATACGCCATAACATCTTTGTGGCATCTGGTGGTTTCAGTCCTTAATCAGTTATGGGATTCCTACAGGTTCACCGGATGCCACACAGCCTTCCCTCACGCTTTTCATTAGCGCATCAATCAATGATCTGAATCAACGCCAAAATCCTTCTGTTTGTGACATAAAAAATCGGCTTTAAGTGTGAAGGCGAGAGTCCGCTGCGATATAATAATGACTCAGACGACTAACGTTATGCTGGGGGCTTGAGAATGGCCCCCTGTTTTTTTGTTGACACTCACCCATTGCATACGCAATAGATACGAACAAAGAGTATCTCAAGGTACCAGGCATATTTTATCCCTGCTGGGGTTCAGAATGCGGCCCCATTTTTTTCACCCGATTAATGTCATAAATATCGTTATGAACACCGTTGTACGCATAGCTCTTCTCATTTCTGCCATGATCGTGTTCACTTTCAAACGTGCAGATATCGCCAACAGACCTGATTATGTTGAAGAAGAGTCCGTTTTTTAAATAGTCAGGGTATCTGACCGAAATACTGCCGTTCCTGATTTTCAGAAGCATGATGATTGCGATGCAGATCATCTGTGTTGTGGTGGTCCTGGTTGGTACGTTTGACATCATACTCCACAATGTCGGAGAACCACGGGAAGGAGCGCTCGGTACTCTAACCAGAATCGAATAATCACTATTGACATTAACTACCAGCAAGCGAGAAAAAATAATGACTCGTACCACTATAGAGCACCAGAAGGTGCCAGGTAACACTTGTAACTACCTCATTCAGGGGGCTACCGGCCCCTGTTTTTGACTGGTGCCAGCTAAATGATTTTTTCATATGAATTGGGTTGTATTACTGTGATGTTTCTTGTTTCTGCTGCCGTAATCCTTATAAGTCGTTATTTTTGATGTACGCTCAGAAATCGATATCTTTATTTGCGGCTCGTCATTGATTCTGTCATAAGTAAACAGTGACGTCCGGATACACTACCCAACGTGTTCCAGGTGATCTTTCACGTTGTCGGGCGTCACACCTATCGCTTAATCTCATAACACTAATACATTTTACTGGTTTGACTTGCATATGCTGCGTATGAAATAAGATTCATGCTTATAGTTCTTACTGTCATTTTTTATTATACAGGGGCATGATCCGACGCCCTTCTTTTTGGTGGAGCCATGAATAACCACATACTTATTATGCTTGGGATTGGCGTTATATTTTTGCCTGTCATTATTCTGATAGCTGTACTTGATCTCTCCACCAGAAAGCTGCATAAATAGCCTGTGGTGCCTGACAAGTATCATTCATCTGGTAGGGATTAGAGTACGCATAGCAATGTCTGGCACCGCGCCTTACACAACCTTAATGCATTTCCCGTAATTCCCCCGCCCAAACGACCGTACCGCCCAATACATGATCATCCTTTTCCACTTCGGCACGCCGAGCACTATCATTCCATCCAGAAAAATACGATCTGCTTCTTTCTTCGTGCGTAGCGCGTTGTCGTACATATAATCATGAATAATTGCCGCCTTAGCGTATTTACCATCCGGGGGAAGCAGTGTCCAGAAGATGCGCGGCACACTGGCGAGATCAGTAACAAATCCGGCTGGCACTTCTATCGCGTCGCTATTGTCGCTACTGAGGTAAAATTCAAAAGGCTCGTATACGCGCCATAAGAAATGGTCCAGCATTTCGAGAATTGCCGGGGTTGTGAATCTGCTCATGGTTTTTTATCTGCTACGTATGGAATAAGTACAACTGTCTTCCTTGTTTCTATGTATCTGTTATTTCGGGGTCTGATGGCCCCATTTTTTTACCAACACTTCCAGCATTAAATGCAAAAGACACAGCCGTTGGTGTGGTCCGGGGTTCCTTATTTTTCAGAAACAAAAAGCCACTTTTATTGTGTGAATTACCTGCATATTGTGAGGCAGATCAAGGCAAAGTCTGCTCTGCCTGTATGATAAACAGAATGTCTACCAAAATAATAACTCCCTGGATTGTTTGAATATTCTTTCTTGGGTGCAGAAATGCACCCGTTTTTTTAAATCCCTTCTGCCCAGCCAACCACGTAAGCCTTTACAGCCTCCAGCGTGGTTAAGGCCTCGACTTCTGCCTTCATCTGTAACTGACGCTGGTTTATCTGCATCCCTTTTTCAAACATCGCCTGCTCAATCGCGGCAGACAGCGCTATCAGCCCAGCGTTATCCATCGGAACAATGTTGTTGTCACCGTCTGTCCAGGCAAAATCAGCCGGAAGCGCATTACGTTTTGCCATCACCAGTGAGATACTCATCCTGTCCTGGGTGGACTTACCGTAATCCCACCTGTGACCGTTATAGTCAAACAGGTAATTCCCGTTTTCCTGAGCATCTCGCCATGCACAGACTTCAGCACGCCTGGTATCTTTTGCTGCCTGAAGCATTTCTGGAGTGGCGGTGAAGGGAACAATCTGTCCGTATTTACCGGACACAAGGTCATTGTAAAGCAGTACGCCATACGGTTCAGGGTCGTTTTTTGTAGCGATATACGGCAGATACAACGGCGTTCCATCTGCGGCTGTTAAATCGTCGAAACGGACATCGACCATTATCGTGCCATTTTCACAGTACCTTCCGTTCTTCGCATCGGTAATCACTGTCGTGGTCATCTTTTTGTACCCAAATACCTTTATGTTTTCTGTTGACATTTACTGTCTGCTTACGCGAAAAAACATCTGAAGCACTTGGTTCTTATTACAGATCACCTAAAGGTGACAGGCGTAATCCTATCCCTGTTGGGGCTCAGAAAGTGGCCCCTTTTTTTTAATTCCCTTCCGGCCAGCCAACCACATAATTCTGAATCGCCTTATAGTCCGTTAATTTGTCCACTTCCTCTTTCATCTGCCGCTGGCGTTCGTGGATTTTAAAGCCCTGTAATACCATGTTCTGCTGCATAGCAGCTTCCAGCGCGGTCAGTTCGTCGGCGGTCATCGGCACATCAATGTTATCGGCATCCGTCCAGAAGAAACCTGGCGGAAGCGCACCTGATTTGGCAACAGCGACAACAGGCGCAAGGCGGGTTTGTGAAGCTTTACCGCAGTCCCAGCGATGGCCGTTCAGCGTGAAGATAATGCTGCCGCTCTCCTGAGTATCACGCCAGTTATTGATTTCGGCATGTTTTGCATCCTTTGCTGACTGGATCATTTCTGGTGTCACGGTAAAGGGAGTAACGGGGCCGTATTTACCGGTTTTAAGGTCGGCGTAGAGCTGGCGACCATGCTCTTCCGAATCATCGGGGGAAGAAGTGAACGGAATAAAATCATCAAAGCCTTCAAAATGCACTTCACAATCTATATTACCGTTTTCAATGTAGACTCCATTTCTGGCGGAAATAATATTCATGGTAGTTCCTTATGCCACTCGACGAAAAAGACCAACATTATTGGTATAAAAATAACCCGTCCCGATAAAAGTCCCGGAAAACGTCAAGTAAGTATGTTTACTTGCATAAGCTGTACCATTATCACCAAAAGAAAGTGCAGTCTGCTTTAACTGTGAGCCGGGGACTTTGTACCCAAAAAAATTATATTCAGGATTCCCCATATCCCATGCAATGACATAATCTCCCACACCAGGATAACCTGATGCGGAGATATTCATTGCCAGTGGCGTAACCACGCCATCGCCTTTCAGGGTAATGCCATCCGTTTTAACAGTAGTGATACCGTCACCGGTATCACCTTTGTCTCCCTTATCACCTTTTTTACCTTCCTGGAAAGCGAGATACGCGACAGTTGAGGTGTCAGTACCGTCAGGTTGTTGAGATTTCCAGATGTCATATGCTGACGGGCCGGTATCGCCTTTTTCACCCTTTAGTCCTGTGTCGCCCTTCAGCCCCCTGTAACCAGCATCACCCTTATCACCTTTGGGGCCAGGAGGGCCAGCAGGACCGGGAATGCCCTGCGGACCCTGTTCGCCCGTATCTCCTTTTTCACCCTTGATAGAGGCGTTAATGGCATCTTCCAGCACCTGAGCTGCATGCTGTGCTGCCTGTCCGGCATTTATCGCTTCAGTGCGGGCTTGATCAACAAGAGTCTGTCCCTTTGCCGTTATCACAGTCTCCTGCTGACTTACGTGCTCATCAAAACCGCTAATCTGCCTCACAATTTCATCTTTTGCCGTTGTAGCATCTGTCGCTGCCCGTTTTGCATTTCCGGCCTGTGTCTGCGCATCAGTTGCATAACCCGCAGCTTCTGTTGCAGATTTCCCGGCGTTTAATGCAGAATCAGCGGCCTTTGTTGCGCTCAGTGCCGCATCTGCTGCGCTTTGTCCCGCGTTTGTTTCATGTGTTGATGAAGTCTGTTCGTACAGCACTGCGGCTTTCTCGCTGGCATCGGCTTTAGTGGCTGAATCTGCCGCACTGTTTTCGCTTGTCCTGGCTGCCAGTGCTGAATCTGCCGCGTTTTTTTCTGATAGAGCAGCATTACTGGCTGCTTTTTCAGTTGCAGCTTTTGAGTCTGCCGCCTCAAGGGCTGCGCTTTTTGCCGCTGTGGCCTGTTCTCCTGCACCTGCGGCACTTAACGCCGCAGCGGATGCCGAATCCCCTGCTTTTGCCACTGCATCCTGTAAATTCCGGGCAAACTGTTCCGCTTTCTTCTCACTGTCTGCCGCATCAGCCTCAGAACGCGCCGCTGATTCAGCGCTGGCTTTTGCATCTGCGGCTGTTCTGACCGCATTATCCGCGCTGCCCGATGCTCTGAGTTCAAGCTGCCGTATGGTTTCAAGGTCATCAGCAACGTTGTTCTGTATCTGCCGGAAATCCACCAGAAGTTCATCAGGAATACTGACTTCGACCAGGTTACGGCGCAGTACCATATTGAGCGTCACCGTGGTTTCGGTGCCATCAAGACGAAAGCTGCCATAGACCTGACTTTTCCCGTTCACGGCAACGGTCAGTGAATAGACACCAGGTAAAACGTTCATGCCATAATACCCGGTATCGCTGGTGACCGCCGAAGCGCTGACGCCCGCCAGTAAGTCTGGTGAGGTGGTCAGTGCCGTCAGCGTGATTTGCGCCCCGGCAATTATCGCACCAGCAGGAGATTTAAGAATGCCTGAAACTAAAATACTCACGCTGTACCTCCGTCAAACTGAGCCTGTTTCATCTGTGCCATAAACCTGTCCGTGTTCTGTTTAATCCCCATCTGATCTGCAAACGCCTGATAATGCTGCATGGCCTGTCCGGAATTTGCACCTCCGGCCGCATCCTTGCTGAAAGCCCGGAAAAGTATCCAGTCAACCAGCGGATTCACATATGCCTCGTCAGTCTGAACTTCTGTTTTATCCTGCATGCTGCTTATCGTTACGGCATCAGGAATACGGCAGATAATCGCATCAATGCTGACACTCTCATCCGGTGCCGGGAAAAGGTAAAAAACACGGGGAGTGATTTCGCTGTACACATAACGTTCAGGCACACCACTCACGTTATGCCAGTCCGGATAATCATGATCGAGAACATCACGCGGAACGGGTAAAAGCGCGTTACCGTCCGTCAGGCGGATAACATCAATAAGCCGCAGTGCGCCGGCAGGTAACGTCTGCCGCGAGCCGGGAACACATTCCAGCGTCTCAACCGAGGCTCCGGCATCGGGACGGGCCAGTATGACGGCGCGAACAGCATCATTGTAGTAGTCACATAACTCCGCCAGCGGCCAGCGAAGCATAAGCGTGTCCAGGAGCTGCGTGCTCACGCGCCCGATAATTTCTGCAACTGTTGTCATCAGAAGAACCTTTGTCTGCGAACCGGATTCCGACAGGGAGAAACCGGGCTGATATCCAGTGCATCACGATATGCCCGGCGATAACCATCGGTGAATTTCTCGCGAAAATACTCTGACCGCTGCGGGTCCTGCCACGGTTTTCCCTGCTGCATAAACAAAAGGGAAGCAGCACCATCACCAATCACCTCCGGCCAGTCCATCAGTTCATCCGGTACGGTCTTCGCGTCTGCCCGGGGGGTCACGGCAAACAGCACATCAACCGCGTTATAAGAACGGGTAAACGTCAGGGATTTATCGGTGGAAATATCAACGTCGCTTTCCGCAAACAGCTCCCGTTCCGGCATGGCAATGCGAATAATTCGTGTGCACGAAACCGGCGCATCGTCACTCACCAGTGGATATGTCACTCCCGCTTCCGGATTCAGGGTGACGGTACGGCGGCAGTACAGCGACTCACGGCAGAAGGTAATGGCTGCCTGCAACACTGCATCAGCCATCATAATATTCAGCGGCCCGCTGATATTCCGCCTGACATACGGCAGAAAGTCATTCGGCGAAACCATCCTGTACGCTCCTTGCTTTCAGCGCGTCACGAACACGAATACGGAAGACATCAGTGCTCTCTTTAGCTCCTTTTTTCAGGCCGAGTTCTTCTGATTCACTCAGCGTCATCAGGTGTGCCGAGGTGTATTTACTGATATCCAGCTCATCACCCTGAACATTGACGACAAAGCTGTTCTCCGCCGCCAGACGGGCTTCTTCTTCACGCTGCCGCGCAAGTTCCTCTTCCTTAAGCCGCTTTTCTTCTTCCTGCTGTTTCAGCGTTTCCTCAACCTTCTCATGGCGAACCCAGACGTCATTAAACTCCAGCAACTGGTACGCCACTTCACTGTCCACATGAACGGGCTGGAGACGCGGGAACACGGCGCGGCTTCCGGTAATGGTGTCTCGTTTCACATTTTTTTCACCGATATAAACGATGGCAATTTTTTCGCTCATTTCTCTTCCTCAGAAAAAGTAAGCCCGCGCAATGGCGGGCGAGTTATCAGTCAGTATCAGTAGCCAACCACGGAGTAACGAACCAGTACGTTCAGTTTCCCGGTTGCCGCTGCACCACCAGTAACGACGGTCAGCACTTCGCCATCGGCTTGTGTGGAATAGGGTTCAACCACAACGTTACGCGCCACGGAGGCATGTACGTCTTCATTACTAATTAACTCATGGCCACCACTTTTCACCGTAATGGTGACGCCTGCGCCAAGGTCCCCGGTCACAAGCTGTACCGCATTGATACGCATCCCGATCGGAAGGCGCAGCAAATGCACCTCTGTATTTGCTGCAACGGCATTCAGTTCGACAAAACCCTCCACAACGGATTCGTTACCGTGTGCCCCCTGATAGACGTTCTCCTTATAAGACGGTGCGTAAATCACACCCGCTTCTGGTTTATCTGCCACAGGTCCGGCCATAATGATTACTCCTTAAAAAATGCCGGGATCAAATACCCGACTGAATGAGAGGTGATGGAAATTACAGGCGTACTGCGGTATCGACGGCAATGACGCCGTGGTCGTTAACTTTTCCGTTCTTGTCGGCAAAGCGGATTTTTTTCAGACCAGTGATCCAGTCGATGGTGAGTTCATCGCGGTTTTTCGCATCAGTCTTCTCTCTCACCAGATTGAAGTGACCACCATTTGTTGCACCCCAGGCGCTGGCCAGTGCCTGAGCCCCCAGAAGCATTGCGCGGTCAATATTGGTTTTCACCTCAATCTGCTTCGTGTTGGCCGCAAGGTCGTTGTTCGATACCCATACTTTGGAGCCGGTAAAGAAACGAACAGGCATTCCGGCATATTTACGTACCAGAATGTTACGCCACATCGCGCATTCGCCTTTGAACAGTGGATGGTTGAAGCCTTTGGAACGGTTGACGGCACGAACCATCATCTGGTTCCAGTCCTTGCCGGAGGTGCTGGTGTACCAGTCATTCCACTGGCGCGGCGTGACATACAGAACGTAATACGGGTCTTCACCGTACAGTTCGTCGCCCTTCATGCGGATGGGTTGTAACGGATGCGCCATTTCATCAATGAACAGTGCCATGTTATCAACCAGGCTCAGGGTGAATACGTCGGAAGAATCCACCGCATCAAGAGAGGTGGCGTCACCACCAAAGAAATGGCGGTCATGGGTTGGCGGCATAACATCATTAACCATGATTTCTTTGAAATCACGGTGCGAAGCCAGAGGAACAATAATATCGTCGGCAAGAAAATCACCACGAGCCCCCGCCAGATGTACAATCGCGCACTGATCCTGCAAATCGTTAAAGTACGTACCAAGTAACGTACTCGCGGATTTAACCAGGTCAAACTTAGTGCGCTGCTTCGACATGCGCCCACCTGCATCAACCTGGTGACGACCCTGATTGATTCGGAGGGAAAACTCGTCCTGCGAGAGGTCTTCCCCGCGTCCGGCGATACGCTGATCGCCCATCGTCGGCAGTTTGGACAGCTTGTGCATGATGTTGAAGCTGATTTCGTCACCTTTATTTTTGTTCAGGTCGGTAAGACGCACAACCGGTGCACCGCGACCAGTCTGCATGGTGCTCTTTTTGTCCGGCGAAACTGCTGTCGGAGCCGATGCCTGATCGGTGAGGATGTTGGTCATCGAGCGGTGGCGGTTGGCTTCGGTGAAAAGCGCAGCCTGTAAAATCTTATTCGCCTGGGCAGTTGTGATTGTAGACATTCTTTTACTCCATTAAAGGGAAACCCGCCTTTGGGCGGGTTGAGTTCAGTGTGTTACCGGATGGCTTTTTGCAAAGCGGCGTTAATGTCATCATCACTCATGGTGCTCATTAACTCCGCAGCTTCTGCATATGTCGCCCCAAGTAACCGTTCAAATTTATCCTGCGGTACTGCTGCCATATTACCGACATCAGACGGCGAATTAGGTAACGCTGCCGCAGCATCAGCCTTAGCGACTTTATCTGCGGCAGCGGCAAGAACCTTCTGGCTCTTATCCTGCTCCGATACAGGTTCTGGAGGCACTTCACCGTAGGCAGCACGCGTACGTCGTGCCACCTCAGCAAAACGTTCCGTCAGTGGTTTATCTTTCCATTCAGGGTCAGTCTGAAGCTTCTCATCCAGGTGAACGGCGACAGCAAACTTGTCTGGATCAGAACGTTGCCAGTCAACCAGGTCAGAAACGGCATTCATTGCCTGTGCAGCCGGATTTTCCTGCGGCACCTGCTGCGCCTCCTGAATCCGCGCCTGTAAATAATCGTATTTACGGGACATCAGGGTGAGCGCGTTCGCCACTTCGGGATATTCTTCCCTGATTTTGGCTATCTGTTCGTCAGAAATACGAGCCTCTTCCGGAAGAGGGTCTGGCGTCATACCAGCCTGTTTGATTTGTGACGTCAGCAAATCAATTTTTCTCTGCTCTTCCACCAGTTGTTGCTTCAGAAGAAACGCTTCCTGTTCAACCCGTTGCCTGCCTGTACGCTCAGCTTCCAGAACGTCATAAGGGATAACGTGTTTCCCGTCCCTGGCAAGAATACCCTTCACATCTTCCTGCGGCTGCCCCTCTTCCTCAGTACCGGCCCCCGGTGTCGGTGCCTGTTTATTGCCCGTGTCAGTTTGTACTGTTTCAGAAGTCTCGCTGTCAGAATGTTCCGCGCTGTCTTCCGGCTCCTCGTCGTCACCCTCAACTTCGGTTTCGCCCATTTTTGCCATGAGTTCTTCCAGTTGTTCCTGGGTTTCTTCACCTGTGATTTCAAAGTCCATAATTCCCCGCATGTCTGCTTCTCGGACAGATCCGATGTTGATAAATAAAAGGCGTATCGCTGCCCCTGCGACTAAGCACACTGTTACCAGCGGGCTTAGCGGCAGAAACAAAAAAGCCAGCGCGGGGCTGGCTGTGTATTCACGAAATGGAGGTTAAAGCGGCATCGCTTCTATCCGCTGCTGTAATGTCTGTAATATCTGTTGTTGTAACAGTGCTGACTCCTGCTCCGAGTTCTGTATTCCCGTGAGAATGTCGGCAGCATTCGCCTGATTCAGTGCATCCACATAACGCTGTCCCTGCGCTTTTGCGGTATCAAGCTGCGCGGCGGCGGCATCCTTCTGCGCGGCAGCCTGTGCTTTCGCAGCATCCGCCTCCAGTTTTGCCACCTTCCCTTCCATTTCGCGCATCTGAAGTTCCATCTGTTGCTGCTGTATCTCCTGCTGCTGTTGTGCCTGTTGCTGCTCTTCCGGCGTCATTTCATCCGGTGATTTCGGTGTTCCCAGCGCAGTACGTATACGTTCAACAAACTCCTGCTTGTCCGGTACATCCAGAAGGTTCACCCACAAATCAAGCACCGCAGCCTGTACTTCCGGCGGTAAGCCCTGAATAACTTCAGACATACGCTGTGCCAGTTGTGCCTTAAACGCGGGCGTCTGTTGTACCGGCGCAAGGGCAATATAGGTATTGAGACGGGAAATATCGTTGGTCATCTCGCCACCATCACTTTCAGCGTTAAGCACCACTGTCCGGCGTTTGCGCTTGTCGTTCCGGTTGATAACCACCGCATAATTCCGGCGTTTTTTCAGGTCTTCCAGCAAATAACTCAGCAATAACCGTCCCACCTGCTGACAGGCGAACTGGTAGTTGTCGTTAATTTCAGCCAGCGTGGTGCCGCCCTGCTCCACAAGGTTACTGATGGCAACGCCCGATGATGCGTTGGAGTTCTGTCCCAGGAATGCCGCATAAACGCCCATTGTGTCCTGGATGAGTTTTTCCGACTCCTGCATCACCGTAAACTGCTGGTTAGAGACCTGAAAATCCTGCTGAATGGTCAGTGCCTGTGCTGCCGTGGTCTGATTTGACCGTTTCGGATTAAGGTTAATCACCCCGTCAGGACGTTCCAGTTGCTCCATCAGTTCGGTGTCAGACATCTGGGTGGCGTCGTCATCCTTGATAACCCGTTTTGCCTGAAGCAGCCAGGTCAGTTTCATACGGCGAAAGTTCACTTCATCCTGAGCGGGAATGGCGCGTGACACCAGTCCGTATGGCTCACCTGTTTTATCCTTGCGGTAGCCCCAGAACGGCACCAGTGGAAACATCCCCTGCGGTGCAGTACACGGTCTGTCAGTAATAAAATGGGGTCCGACAAACCAGGCCTCGCGTATACGGCTTACCCGTCCGATGGTGACCTGAACACGTCCGGTCGCTACTGCCACGGCCTGTATCAGATTATTTTTATCGAAGGCAACGACACGACCATTATTCAGTTCAATAACGGGCATCCGCTGGTAAACGCGATAATAGACCACCTGAAGAAGAATGCGTTTGCGGTCGCTCTGTAACCATTCGCTTTGCTCACGGCTCCAGCTCTGGTACTCCTCCCACGCGCTCATTAACTGGCTGTCCTGGCCTTCAGCCAGCGTGGTATCAATGAATCCCCGCCATTCATGAACGGAGTAATCGATAATCTGCGACATTTCCGGAAACGATACTTTGGCCTCGTCAATGTCCATCCAGCGACGGCGCATCAGCCAGCGGCAGTCACTTAAATCGGCCTCCCGGCTCAGCCAGTCCCAGAAAACCTCATTGCGGTTAACCGTTGAAACTTTAAATTTCGAACCAAACGGATCGCTGTTACGGCGTACTTCAACCCAGCTCAGCCCGGCTTTAATTTGTTCTGCATAAGCGTCTGAACGTGCTTTATTCAGGTTGCTCAGGCGGCACGCATCGGCAAACTCCGCATTGATGGCATCAGCCAGTTTTTCCGCCTCTTCATCCGGATCATCGGACACCACCATCAAATCAGTACGGGTCTTGGCTTCCATACCGAGCACACCATCAATCGTGGGCGCTATCAGATTATGAATGGTCTTCGGCTGGCCACGCTCTTCCAGTACGGCAACCACTTCCGGCTCAAGCTGGTCACCATCATAATATGCGCACGCCTTGTTTGCCCCGTCGCGCCATCTGGGTTGCTGGTCAATATCGGAGCTGACAGCCAGTAATTTTTGCTGTGAAAAACGCGGGGCTTCTGCGCCTGGTGAACCCGCTGCGCTGGTCTGTATCTGTTCTGTGTTCATCAGTGAGTCATCCAGTGTTTTTTGGTGCGTTCATCCGGTTGCGGCTTAATTCGGGCAGGCATACGCGCCCGCATTTCCTGTGCGATGCAGTAGCTCATCACCTGGTCATCGAAGCAGCCTTCCTGTGCATTCATCGAACCTTTCGCGTTGTAGACATAGGTGTTCATCTCGCTCAGCGTGCCGGACCAGCGGATACCGGAAATCCCGTCGTTCAGCAGGGTCTTCATGCCCTCAGTCAGGATCGGCTTGCTCTGGCGCGTGGTTAACCAGCCCAGACGCGGCGTATCATCGTCGTTGTCCTGGTCAATATGCTGTTCGTTGTAAATGAATCGCGGCGGGTACAATTCACGCAGTTTAAGAATGACCGCGTGGCCGTGGTTATTGCGCTCCGGTCCGATAAAGGCGGTGTTATACAGTTTCCCCACATGCGCCAGCAGGTGAGCAAATAACTCAGCGTCCAGATGTCCGAACCAGTGCGCGACCTGTTCGCCGGTACTTTGTTTGACCACATCCAGTGACGAGCGGTCGCCGTGCTCCAGCCCTTCAGCCGGGTCAGCACCGATGGCATACTGCTCATCCGGATCGGGCAGCTCCCAGACCAGCAGATAATTCATCAGCGTACGACTGAGTTCATCATTTTTACCATTACGTAAGGTCTGTGCCTTTGTTCTGGTGCCCGTTACAGGCTCAATGTCATACACAATCAGTGGAGGAATACATCCGGCCTCGGCCTGCAATGTACTTTCGGCATTAAACACTCTCCGGCCTGACGTAAGGAAAGCTTCCTGCGGCGTGGAAGGAAACTCCTGTTTCATCTCCTCGCGCTGTTCTGTCTCCTTGTTGACATACCATTGCTTCTGTTCATCGGTAAGCGTGATATTCATGGTTTCTTCAACAGCCGAAAAATACTTCGCTTTTTCACGTGCCAGCCTCAGACCAGAGGCCGGCACTTTCGCACTGTATTTGAGGTCCTGCCACCACGCATAAAAGTGAAATTTATAATCCTGTGGTGACAAATCCAGACCGGAAGCCGTTATCTCCTGTGCCCGGTTGCTCATGTCGTAGAAATCACCGCCAACGCCTTCTGCAGTGGACTCGTCGAAAATAATGCATTCATCCGCGACAGCATTCAGCGTCCCCGTACGCAGCTCTTTAGCCTTAGCCGGATATTTCGCGCAAATCTTGCCGTGCTCGGAGATATGAAGACGCTGAACCGTACCGGAGCGAAACGAGGTCGCCACCTGAATACTGGAGCCATGACCAAACAGAATATAACCACCACTGGCACCGCTTCTTCGTTCCGCAACAGTGAATGAAGCCCGCAACCACGGGGGAAGATTGTCAAACGGCACGGCAATTTTGGTACGAAAAATCTCACTGGCCGCCTGCTTATCCTGTGCCACAATCCCGCACTTGAGGTGTGCCGTGAACAGCGCCTGGTCCAGAAGATAAATATCAATCGCCGTCGAGAACCCCAGTTGTCGCGCTTTAAGAATGATATTTTTGTTATGCATATTCCGGAAAAGCTGGCGCTGAGCCGGACGCATTCTGAAAGTAACCAGTTCCCCTTTTTCATTCTGGACTGTGTAGAGATGATTAAGACGCCACCAGGGATTGCTCAGTTTTGTCAGAATAAAAAGGCGCTGTTCTGCTTCACTCATTCCGGATAAATCAGGTTCACAGTATTGCGGCTCACTCTTCAGGGATATCATCTAACCTCCCGGAATGGCTCATGCCATGAAGCGCTGACACTATTTCAGCCATCGGGGTTGTCACACCCTGTTTCTGGCTGGTGAGAATATCGGTCTCAGCTTTAACTTTTTCTCTGGCAGCAGTCCGGTATTCAGTATCTGCAATAATTTTGGCGGGAGTGACGGCAATAATATCCAGCGTCGTCAGGGTACGTTCTATCGATTCAATGCGGGCAGTATTTCGCATCATGGCATTTTCAGCAGCGCTAATGTTATCCATCAGGATTTTGCGCTGCTGCTCTTCCTCCGCATCCTCCAGCAGGGTGAGCCAGCGACCAATGTTCTCGGCGGCCATCAGGTTATTCGCCCGCAACCGAAAGAGCTCATCTTCAAGCGTCAGCGCTCTGGCATCCTCAACGACTTCATCTTTCAGGAGAAGGCGCCGGGCGTAACCGCCATGCTTCAGCGCATACTGATTACCGGGCTGAAAAGGGGGATGATTAGTGACAACCTTTTTGCGTACCGTTTCGGGTTTCGTATCTGCGGGAGGTTCGGTTTCTGGCTGCGAATGCTTTTGCACTGCGCCGGAGCTGGCAGGCTTCCTCGTGGTACGCACCGTGTTTTTTTGCGTACCATTTTTGCGTACCTGCGTACCATTTTTGCGTACCCACTCCAGCTTCTTAGCTTTCTTCCTTATCGCCCCTTCTGTTACACCATACAGAGTACCGATTTCACGAAGGCTCATAATTCCGGCCCGGTATGCCGTCTCGATGGCCTCCCAGTCCGGTTTTGCCATGATTATGTTCCCTGTGATTAACCATTATCGCAGCCCCTCACTGAAGGGCTGCTGTAATGCCTGATCTCACCTACTGCGTAACCGTATTATCAGCATCACTATCGAGGATATCGGTCAACGCGGTATCGACAGCGGTGTCAATCTGCTGATCCAGAGTGGATTTAATCTGCGTTTTAACTGCGATGGTAACTGCGTCTGATTTGAGGGCATTTTTCACCATGTCGTCGGTGACGATATTTTTCATCTCCGGCATTTCTCTTTACTCCCTATGGACGAGGCTTTTCAGCCATTGGGTTATTTTCATAAGGTGTACCAGTTTTTAACGTCTGGTTACGCTGCGTTGATACATGAGATCTTTTTCTTCAGTACTATGAGCATGCGATATATGTCCGTATATTCCCTTGTAAGTCATTTTTACGCTCTTTATGACGCCCCGCAGGTCGACACCGTAACCGTCTGCGGGGATTTTTTATTTGTACTGCGTCCGGATATACTCCTGTAAATACTTCAGTTTTTCCTGGTCGCTGATGATTCCGGCGCGGATATTGAGAACGTTTTGTCCAGCACCTGGAGAGAGTTCGACGGTGGCAGCATTGCCCACGCGGCTGGTGCTGGCGGTTTCGATCTGGGTGGGCACTGAACATCGCCCTTCGACGCGCACCCGGCCACCAGCAACAAGGCGGCGCTGCAAATCAGTATTCCTGGTCTGTGCATCAGCTAATTCCTTCGTGTATTTTGCATCGAGGGCGGCAATGTCACGCTGGCGCGTTTGCATATCGCTGATAGTCTCGTTAGCCAGCTTCAGATTGTGAGTGGCGGTATCGCGCTGGTCTTTATAGCGCACCGCGTTACCGTGATAGTGACTGGTAGTCCAGCCCAGCGCGGCGGCCAATATAAGCAATGAGATTATTACGCCAGTAGTTATGCGGCTCATGTCACCACCAACGGATTTGCCCTATCAGATAGCCAATAGCAGCGACAAACAATACCAGCCAGATCAGGATAAATTTCCAGTTTGGTAATTGCTCAATCATTAGTCGCCCCCCCTAATCAGTTTGCTAATATCAATCACAGGTTCTCCCTTGCCTTCATCAAGGTGCAGAAACAGAAAACCCCGACTGTTTGCAGCAATCGGGGTTTTCGCTTTTATATCCTTCGTAAATCAGAAATCGGCAAATTTTGTGTTATCCGCGTCCGTGGCACCATGTCATTTTTTGGTGAATTATTCCGCTGACAACAATTTATTGTTCAATACCCCAGCACGCCAGCGCCGATTCCTGGTCGCGTCGTATCACCTGGCCGTAACACTGATTTTCCCTGTTGTGGCAGTCTTTGCCGCCGTCATATATCCAACGGCGGATTTCTGCACACGCTCCCTTACGATCTCCTGCGTTGAGCTTCCGGTAAAACGTGGACGGAAAACATTTACCGGGACCGATGTTATACGGACAGAACGACGCAATACCGGTTTTCTGCGGTTCGGTCAGCGGTATATGAACATGTTTATTTACCCATGACAGCGCTTTATCCCGCTCGATGGCGTTGTAATGGTCGCACTGGCTTTGTGTCAGTCGCTGGCCTTTCACAACGAGTTTACCATCGATACGGGTCACGCCACGGCATACTGACCAGACGCCGCCGTTATCACGAACGGCCACCAGCGTATTTCCCTCCCGCTCCTGTAAAAACTGGTCGAGTAGCTGCGGTGCGCTGGCACCGGCGGCAATCAGCGCCAGCATGGCGGCGGAAAGACCGTATTTAACTTTTGTCCTGAGCGCCATTACTGCCCTCCGGCATTTCAGATACCGCCAGCATTTTTAACGTGCTGTCATGGTCGTTTTTTTCCAGAATCCGGGCGATTAGCCTGTTACGCTCTTCCATCGCGGCAGCCTGCCTTGCCTGAGCCTGCTCTGCTTTCTTTTTGTAATGCTTATTAACCAGAAACGTACCAATACCCAGAACAATACCTATCAGCGCGCCATAGTCGTTTAACGTCCACTGGGCGCATATGCCGCTGATTAATGCCCAGATGTAGGCCAGCCATGTTGTATGTTTATCCATTGTCATAACTTCCCCTGTCCGGGAAATGAACTACCCGGATGTCGGGTAAGTGGAAATAAAAAAGGCCACGCAATAGCGCAGCCTGTGAATAAGTGCCAGATGACGTCTGGCGGTATATACCCTGCATTTGATATTGTTAAATCGCCAAAAGTAACCACACCAAATATGGAGAATTAAATGAGCATAGTGCTTTATTCCGCCGACAGAAGAGGCCGGTACAACGCAAATGCATTAATGGATTTTTCTTCCATGCAGCCACCTGTAACTGACACCTACGCCATTGATAGCTTTATTGCCGCGAAATTTAACTTCAAAATCTCCGAGCATGGGCTGCGATATCTTTTCCCAAGGAGGGAACTTAATGGTGATGACCTTATGGAACTTATTGTTGAACTGGTACGCCAGATGCAATTTCCTGAGAAGCCATCACGATACCAGTCAATATTCGCTTGTAAATCAATAGAAGACGCAGATTCTTTTAGAAAGAAATACCGAGAACAGGAAGGTCCGCAACCAATTTATGAAATTCTTATCAATGAGGATACCAATGTTCATCATGGCGATATGCGGTTACTTGACCTGAACGTATCATCAGATAATGCCGCAATGGTTTTCACGAAAGCAATATGGTACTGGTCTGGAATATCTTCCATGAATCCATTCTGGGAGTATATCGTCCCTCTTCCAATTCAAATTGGCAGCATGGTAGAAGAATAGCAAGCCTCTAATCAGGCGGGAGAGCAGGATATGTTCACGCCTGATATGTAGGACTCCAGATGAATATGAGGATCAAGAGATACCTCCCCGTTGCTAATTTTTTCAATGACGACCTTTAACTTTTCAATGACTTCCTCTTTATTTACCCCAGAAGTTGAAAAGACAAATCTTGTTCTGGGAGCCAATGCAGACGAAGTATTTACATTATGTGCGTGCTTACCAATTTTCATCATCATCTCCTTAAACCGCAGCAGGGCTCTTTTATGTGAAAGAATGCGGGAGCCGACCCCCGCTATGCGGCAGTGGTATACAGAAAAGGCCCACCGTAGTGAACCTTTGATTAATTACCCGCTTTCACTGGAGTGTTACGGTGCCGGGTACTTTCCGGTGAGCCTTTGGTTAACCTGCCATGACCCGCTATGGCGTCTGCTGCGACATTGGTTAACAGAAGTATATGATCAGTTTGCCCCGTGCTAACGGGATTCACCGCAACATCATTGCCATAACATGATAATTTACATGGTTTACTGGTTTAGGATTTATCTGTTTACCTTAACCGTCTTTTCCGGAAAAAGAAGTAACAATGTCTGCCTGGCTTCCGGTTTAAGTTCTATGCTCAAATAACCACTTCTGACAGCATATTTGATTTTTTACGATTGTAAACGTTTGATTACGCACCATGGACAAAAATAAGTTTAAATAAAATAGTGTCTGAAAAACATCAGATAGTGACCTGATACTCACTTTTTGTTGAATCCAACCGGGGCGGGGCAAATTAGCCCTGATGGCCATAATCTAAAAGAAAATAATAACGACTGATGCTAACGTCCCACTGTCAATGCTAAACCAGCCAAGCATCAGCAGGAGGTCCTATGCGGGGGATTGGGGCAGTCATTCATTTTCGTTCGCCAACACCTGGCAGCACATCAGCCCCCGATTTCAGCGGGATGTGGAGCAGTATCAGGGACTGGTTCGCCCTGTCTGCTCAGGATGAAGCTGCACAGTGCTTTCGCGCTTTTTATCAGCCGGATGAAGGAATGTCCCCACCGGACAGGCTGAAGCACTTTTTAAGACTGAAGGCGCTGGCATCTCCGGGACGGCAGGCTAACTTCACCGCAGAGCGAATACTCGGTACCGGTGAAACCATCTGCATGATTGCCTCCGGTAAAAATAGCGACTTTCCCTCCGTCACACTTCACCTGAGCGACCAGGAATGGCATTCGACACAACATCAGAAAGAGGCTGTTGACAGCCCACGGTCCTCAGTCAGTGATGACAACCAGACAGCTACCGTAACTGGGACAGGAGGGAGCGTCGAAGCACGCCCAAAAGGTTCCCCCATTACCCGCGCCCAGATTCAGGCATGGCAGGAACTGTCGCCGGAGGCGAAACGCGAGACAGGCGGCTGGAAAGTATGGGCGCAGTCACAGGGGATAAATATCGGCAGTGCCGGTACCTGCCTGACAAACACTGGGCTAAGGCCCAGGGGG